CACAACAAGATGTAAAATCTTTATCACTCTCTCTTTTCGGTCTATCTTTGTATTTAAAATAGTCCCTATCTAGAGGCTTATTACCTTTCAATTTTACTGCTCAATTTTTTCTTCGCTTTCTTTAGAATTTCTTTCTTTTTATTATGTCTATCAAGAAGTATTTGTTCTTTACTTCTTCTTTTTGTTTTCTTTTTAGGTTTTATTTTAGTAGGTGGGAGTGTGCCTTTCAATTTAGGTTGTTCTACACCTTTATGAAAAACATTACCATTTACATCTACAAACTCTACCATAAAATGCCAACCCGCAGGTCTACCTGTGGATTTTCTTTTAGGTTTATCTTCGTGTAACTCAGGAAAATTAATCATTATTTTTCTATTTACACAAGTTGGACAGGTTACTGATACAGCAGTTTCTCCTACTGATATGTAGTTACCACATGAACACATCATATAACGAACTCCTTTTTCTTCATATGTTGGTGATTGTTGTTTTCTTTTCATTATGTTAACTTAATATAGTCATATATAACTATATAAGTCAAGCATTAAATCTCATAATTTTATACATCTATTGTTTTCATACAGACATATAGTTTGTTATCTTTTTGTAAAATCGTGTCGGCCAATGTCCATTGTGATTTTAATTCATCACTATTATAATGGGTATCAGCCGACACAATGCCGAGAACGATGTAACCGTTATCACCTATGGTGATAAGTTTCACCCGATTTTAACTGAGTGTTTTTTTGGCTTGGCAGGCTCTATTTTTGGAATTTCTATAGATAAAACCCCATCTTTGAAATTAGCTTTGATGTCATTACCATTGAGCATCTCACCCAAAGTGAAAGAGCGTTTGAACGATGATGATTTTAACTCCCTACGAAGCACTTTAGCACCATCTTCTTCCCACACCCCATGTTTATCACCTGAAATGGTTAAGACTCCTTCCTCAACATCAACATTGAGTTGCCCCTTATCCAAACCAGGTATTTCAGCAACAATACCAATTTTGTCATCGTATTCATATACATTAACTTTTGGATATGCCGAGCCTTGATATGGTTTGACACCAACTTGTTTGACTACCTCAGGAAATTGTCTTTCCACGAGATTATCAAACATCTTATCGAATGGTGTTAAAAACTCATCCCTATCTGGTATAGGGAAATTGCCTGTGTGAAACATTACTTTTGTCATTTTGTTTCTCCTATGTTATTCATTTGAACTAACTACATCCCACTTTGTGGCGATGTTCTTGATATAATATTTACAATATCTATACCAAATCTTTATTTATGACAAAATGTCATATAACTTTAATTATTATGGTTTGTCTATGTCAGGATTAATATGTTCGTCTTTCCACCACTCGTATTTCCTCTTATCCATCTGACGATTTTGTAGTGATACTTTGAAATAAAAATCATACTCCTCTTGAGCCATCACTCTCCATAATTTATCAAACTCTTCTATATCTGGCATCCTTTTCACACCTTGAAAATAATTTCTGACATCTTCATGATCGGTACATCTAGCATCTCTGTTATATTCAGGCATTTCTACCGTATCCACGATTTCATCAAATTTATTTACTAACACATATTTCATAACTTATCTCCTACTCATTATCAACTACTTTCACTTTTACAGAGTTTAAAAAGTTATTACCACAATCATCTGTGTAAGTGCCATAAATTGTGATTGTTTCCCCAATAAATTCTTCCCAAACAGCAAAAACAATTTTACCATTACCATCTTCATCTGTCATACTTGCTGGATTAACTAAACTTGTCCACTCACCACTAATTTGTATTTGCCAATCAGAATCCCATTGTATGTGTTGATTAACACCACACTCGGTTGTACAACTCAACACAGAATAAGTTTGTGCTAAATCTTGATTGTACTCTATTTCATAAACTCCATTAAATTTTGGTAAATCGGATGATATTTGAAACGAACAATCACAATCCTCAGACATCATTGTATTTGAACATCCAATAACAAATAACCATATTAAGAAAAATAACCTTTTCATTTTTTACTCCTTTATTATTTCTGTATCTTTCATTTTAATAATTTTTATTTTGGTTTCCTCTAACCACTTAATCCATTCATCAATCTGTGTAATAATTTTCATTTTATCAACATCGTGGTCTTCATTATCAAGTATTTTATCAACCCATTTTTTAATCATAGCAAGATAACCCGATAACCAAGTAGCAATCTCTTTTCTTTCTGTTGTCCATACACTCATTTTGTTACTCCTAAAGCTAACTAAAATTAGCTATATTAGTCAAGCACTTTGTAAACTAATTTATAGTTTATTTCATGTGAAGAGGTTTTTACCCACTTCTCTGTGAACGGAGTAAAGGATCGTGTCGCTGATTTTTTTACTTTGAGATTCATTTTCCTTACCTATAAATATTAAAAAGTATACTCTAAACCAACCTTACCCTTGTAAAATTGTTTTGCTTGTAGTTTAGAGACTTCTCCTAAATTATACAACCTTACCTTGTCTGTTAATTTCCAAGAAACTTTAAATTTATCCTCAAACTCAAATGTAGTATTTTCACCATTTTCATCAGGTGGTAAGTAACCATCAAAAGATACTTCAACCTCTATTCTACCATCTTTGTAAGTTTTCTTTTTAACAACACCTATTGAAGCAAAAGTTTGAAAATTCAGACTAAACACATTCTCATTATTATTACGACTTGTAAAACCCCAACTGACACCCTTCCATTTTTTTCGCCAGTCAATTTTTAGATACTTTACATTTTGACTTTCTTTATTCATATACTCTGGTTTGAAATATAAATAATTATCATATTTCAACCAAACTAAATCGTCAAGATAATATTCACCAAGTTCTCGCTCCCATTGACGATTTATGTAAAAATTATCGTGACTTAAACCAACGCTTATTTCATAGTCATCAGGATTTGGTTGTACATTTGGTGTCCTAACAGCGAATGAATTGAAAAACATTACACCTGCTAATAAACTATCTAGCATTTATTTCTCCACTTTTCTTCTTTGCTCTGATCTTTTTTCTTTTTTACGCTTTCTTGGCTTTTTGATTCTTCTATCATCACCACTTCTTTTATCTAAACCTATCCATTTTTTTAGAGTTTCGATAGCTTCTAAGAATTTACTCATTTATTTACTCCTAGTTGTTTTATTGATTTTTAACAGGTCAATTTCATAAGGACCACCATTTTTATCCATCTTACAAGCATTAGTGCTGTAAACTTGTCTCTTACTTGAACCTGTTGTATTAAATATCTTTTCCCACCTTTTATCCCATTCTTTAGGTGAAATATTTCTTCTTAATTTATCTCCCTTTCCTGCATCGCTATATTTATTTTTCATAAATTCCAGCCCATAATAACAAAATGAAAATAAGTATAACCAAAAACAATCCACAAAAACATTTTAAAATTTTCCCATTTAATATCTGAGTCTGTTGCCCTTGCTTTATCGTGTGCATCTCTTATAATTTTTTGACCTAACCAATTTCTAGCCATTTAGTCTCCTAATAATTTAGAACCCATTTTCGAGTTTTTTATTTTATTTAAATCACTTTTTATATCGGCTAAACCAACTTCTATTTTTTTAATCTTTTTATTAAAGTTATTATTTATCTTATCTAAATCACTTGATAACTCTTCAATTAAGTCATATTGATCGTCATCATCGTGTTTACTTGCACCTAACCTAAAATCATTTTGAACTGTATAAGCTTTATACTCCTCTAAAGTTACCATATCACCTAATTTTTTGTTAAGTTTTTGTTGTTGATTTAGTATATCTATTAGAGCATTATCTAACTCTTGACCACTCTCTATAATTTTACCAAGTCTACTCATATTATCTAGCATATCATTTAATTGTTTTATATAGGAGCGAACTGTGTTAGGATCTGACACTTCTACAAAAGCAGAAACTTTATCATCTGTTTCTTTATATTTTACATCCCATTTTGCTGTTTGTTCTTCAACTTTCGTCACACCGAGGTACAAACCACCTACAAAACAAATTAGACATCCTAATGATATAATTATTGTGTTTTTCATAATTAACCTTACTTATTTTAATATCGTTATTTTAACAGCATCTGTATCATTTATTATGTAATAAATTCCAGCAGATATTTTATCGGTATTCCAAATATACTTCCCATCTATGTCAATTTGTTTTATTAGTCTACCCCTTATATCATATATAGTCGTATAACCATTTCCAAATATACTTATATGATTATTTGATGGATTAGGAAAGACTATAACTTTATCTTCGTTTAAAACTGAATATTGACTAGTTAGTTGTTTAAACTCTGAAGGTGTTACTATTGACTCCAAATAATTTATCGCTCGTTGTTGATTCCCACCTATGATTTGTTGTAATAAAAAAATAACATCTAAAACATTTATAGAACCATCACTATTTATGTCTGAACTTTCTATTGAACATCCATCATTAGCATGACCTAATACAATATCTACTAATAATAAAATATCAAATAAATCAACAAAAGCATCACCATTTAAGTTACCTACATAAAAAGAAATGTTATCACAAGGATCACAATAATCACCAATGCCGTCTAAATCATAATCCTCTTGGTTAGGATTATATTCCTCTATACAATTATCAACATCATCTAATACACCATCCTCATCCATATCTAATATTAGCGTAGATAAACCTGTTTCTATTGCCGTAATTATAGCACTCTGATTAAATCCAGATTGTGAATAAATTACTTGTCCAGCACCATTTATGACAATGTTGTGAGGGACATAACCAACACCGAATAAGGAATAAATGTTACCACCACTATTATCATCTAAAATTGGTAATGTTTGACCAAACGATGTTGCCCAACCTTGACAACTATAAGGTTGATTCCAATCCATTCCAGCAGTTACCACTTCTACTCTTTGTCCTAGATATTCTTGATAAATATATTCAATGATCGGAGCCTCCGATTGACAAGGTCCTCACCAAGTTGCGAATGAAGCTATGAACACAACTTTATTGTGTCCAACAGAGTCATAAGACCAATAACCATCTCCATTGTAACATATATCGGCACCAAAATCTTGAACAAAATCACCCTCAACATATGTCTGTGCTAAAGTTTTATTTGTAAAACCAGAGAACAAAATGAACCCAATTATCCAGTATAATATTTTTTTAACTATCAAAAGAACACTCTCCTTAAAATTTTAATTACAAAAAACCAACTTGTTAAAGAAAATAAAGGTATGATAACAACCCAAACAAACAAATTATACCAATCTATTTTTCTCACTCCATTACCCATCCTTGATTTAACAGGTTATGTGCCTTTTTGTATTTTAATACTTTAACAGCATCACCTCTTTTAATCGTTACTAACTGATTTCTACCTATTTTCTTTTCCACTTTAACAGTTGTTTCTCGTTTTCTATCTTGAACAGTTTTACCATTCAAGTGATCTATTTCATGTTGAATACAAACAGACTCAAGTAATCTTTGTTCTTGGTCGTGTTTAGACGCAACTTCCCAAGTACCTTTAGCATCTTTTGAAGACTCAGCTCCACTAAAATACCATTTTGATTTCTCTTGGTCTGTACTTATAATTATATCCCTATATCTTTTTGTGGATACTCGTCTGCCAGGAAAAGATAAACAACCTTCAAAAAAATTAATTTCATTTTCCTTTGATATAATCTTCGGATTGATGAGTACCAAAGGTTTACGAACATTGACAACGGCCACTTGTGCATCAATTCCCACTTGATTAGCTGCCAACCCAATGCCGTCCCCTCTTTTGTTAAGTATCTGAAATAATTCTGTTGCGATAGCCAATCCTTCTTCAACTGATACCTCACGAAGTTTTTTGTTAATGATAGGGTTGTGTTCTTTTATACAATTTATTACTTTCTTCATATTAATAAGTTACGAAGAAATAATCAATTTGTCAAGGTATTTTTTTTATAATATGGGATGGTATTACATAAACAGCACCTGTACCAGTAACTATTCTGGTGAATCCCTCAGCAGCCTGTCCCTCAATAACAACTTTCTCTCCACGATGAAGAGCACCTTTATCATTATAAAAGTCTTTAATTAATATTGCTTTTTGTTTCATTTATAAAACCTCTCTGATGAAGGCATATGACCATTGTGTGATAGAAAACAATTCGGGCATAATAATCTAAGATTATCAAGGTGATTGTTAGTAACATCACCATCTATATAATCTAATCGAAGAGCAACTGAGTCTTTACCTATTACCATTTCATTATATCCACAAGAGCTACATTCCTCTTCAACCCATTTTTCTTTTATCAACCTTCTTTTAATATACCCAGCTCTCATTCGGTATTTTTTGCTTCCATCTAATATTTGGTCAAGTGATTTTATCCACCTTCCATATCCTTTTTTTATACCCACACCTGCTGGATTTAGGTGTTTTTCAAATAAACCATATATTCTAGCATACTTGCGATAAGTTAAGTAACTGACACCTAACCATCTAGCAGCAGCCATGTTTGATTTGGTTTGTGATTGAGCATCTTCAATCATTTTTTTAGTTACAACTAAACGATGACCTTTGATTCGTATTGGTTTCTGAAAATTACGACTTGACATAAATTTTTTCGTTAGAATCAAATTGTATCTCAACTCCCTCTTTCAAATCAAGAGCAAAGTTGTCATTTGTCTTACGATAAATTTTAGAGTCGTTATCTCTAAATAAACGAAAAACCTCACCAGGATTAATTTCAGAGAATCTATCCTCATCAAATTCACTACCCACACTCGGTGGATCGTATCTATCTTTAGCATGATCGTTTGACATAATTAATCACTTACCCTTTCAGATTCTTGTAAATCCCTAATTATTTTAGAAATATATTCAAAGTTTTCGGATACAATTTCAAAAACATTAACCTCCGAATAACTTACTCTAACTGCATCATTTTTTTTATATAATTTGACATCTAATTTAACATAGGCATCATCAATAGCAGCTTTGATATTTCTTATTTGTACACTAGCATCATTACTTATTTTCATTTTTGTCTCCGAATTCAATTTGAATTTGATTTTTGTCTTTTTGTTTTAACTCCTCAGGCACATTATTAAATGTGCCATCATGGTTGATTAGAAAACTACCAATATCATGATTTAATTTTTGAAGTTCGTTGAATGACAACTGTCTGACGAAATGTTTTTCCTCTCTATCAACTATTGTTGCCATTAAATTATTAATATATAAACCTAATTTATCTTTCACTATAACCTCTTATTACACTTATAAATATAAATTACTCTTACAAACAATCAGATTTTTTTCGTATGTGTCTAATGATTTTATGTAAAACTTAAATATGTCATACTCCATCTCACCTATCTCACCACTATCATTTAACATTTTTGATAAATTAACTAAAACCTGAAAGTTTTCGTTATTTAATTTAGTGACATTAAATTCTACGCAAATGTCGTGTATATTAGATATTTTACTGTGACCATATAATTTTATTCTTTCACTTAAATCAAAAGATGTATTTGATTGCTCTTCATTTCTATATTCACTTATATAATCTGAACCAGCATCTAAATATATCTTACTACACCAAGGCTCTAATTCATACAACATCTGTTTATTACAATTGTATGCCACAAAAGCAACATCATACTTCGGTGGAACAATAGGATTTAATAATTCATCATGATTGACCATGTGTCCCCACTTACGAATAAAGTTACGAGTAGACCTAAGATTTTGAGCTAGCCACTCTGAGGATTCTCTACCTTTCATAAAGACTTGACCTGCTGGATTTCTCATAGCTCCATCTTTGAATCTACTACCTCTACAAGTCATATGATATACAAATCCTCTCCAAGTTTGAATAAACTCATAACCAGCTAATTGAAACCTATTAAATATATCTGAGTCCTCTTTAGATTGTGGAGCATACAATGGATCATGTCCGCCAATAGATTGGAAGTCGTCTTTGTATATAGCCCAAGGAGCGAAGATACCTTGGGTTGGTTTTTTTGTGTAATCCACACCTTCATCTAAAAATGTAATTAGTCCTAACTCATCGAACTCTTCAGGTTCTATTCCAAAATCTTGTAATATCTTTTCAGGACCATCAGGATGTAGTGGTGGTTCTATTCTTGTAGCAGATACAACTTTACCTCGCTCTAAATGTTTTAGAACTTCTTCATCCATTTTAGGACAAGCATACATATCAGCGTGATAAATCATCACGATGTCACTTGTAGCGTATTCATTGATTAATGTATCATAAAGTATCGTGTGACCTAATCTTGTAGGACCTTCATTACGATGTATTTTTACATTCCCATCCTTTTCAGCAACCTCTTGCATCCATTCCCAAGTTCCATCATCAGAGAAATCATCAGCCCAACATATCTCGTGACGATACCCTAAGTTTTTACGAATGCTATTGTAAGACCACTTCAAATATTTTAAATTATTTCTACTTGGTTGTATGAAACTTATAATTTTATCACTCATCTATTATTGCCCTTCCCTTTAAATTTTTCCAATCTTCTTCTGGTCTAACTTCTAAATTTTTTTCCCAAACCCCATATAAAACAGTTGGCTCTATTCCAATATCCTCGGCAAAATCAATCATAGCTTGGATGTCCTTTGGAAAACAACTTCCACCAAAGCCAAATTTACCATCGTGACCAGGCACATTTAAATGTGTGTGTCCAACTCTACCATCACTTACAAAACCAGAGACAGCATCTTCCCAATCAACATTAACCTTTTTTGCTATTTGATACATTTCATTCATAAAAGATACCTTAGTAGCAAAAAAACAATTACTCATATATTTAATCATTTCAGCAGTTTCATAATTTGTCTCTAATATAGCGACACAGTTACCAAATCTATCTTGAATTAGTTTTTTGAAATTTTTAGATTGTTGTTTACTAAAATCAGAGTCATCACTACCAATGATAAAACGACTTTGATTTATAAAATCAAAATTAGCAGACTTTTCAGTTAAAAATTCAGGATTAAATAATAGATTTAAATCTTTATACTTTTGTTGTAAAGCCCAGGTTGTACCTGGTAAAACAGTAGACCTAATTAAAATAACACCTGATGGATTTTGTGTTTGACCTCTACATATATCATTAATTTTAGATAACACATCATCTAAAATATCTGTGTTAAGTGAACCATCTTTGTTTGCTGGCGTTGGAACTGATAAAAATATAAAATCTGATTCGTTTACTGTCTCCTCTAAAGTATGAGTTGATTTAAGTGGGTTTTTATCATAAACTCTAACTTCAGCCTCACACCCAATACTTGATGAAAAACCAAATCTTACGGCACCACCAACAAATCCATTTCCCACTATGCCTATTTTTTGTTTTATTTTCATTTGAAAACTTTCCTCATCTCATTTAAAAGTTTAGAATAGTCGTTTGTCTGACCTTTATCTATCACTACATTAATATCAGAATTAGATAGTTTTTTAATGTAAGAGTTTTGTTTAGTTAAATAACCAGGTCTTAATTCTTTACCACTTGGTACATAAAATAAAACGGGCTTTTCGAAGTATGAGCATAGAACACCACCACCACCATTACTGGTTATAAAACCCTCGGCACTAGTAAAACACTTCATCTGAAATTCGTTGTATCCATAGTTACCCCTATCCATTTGATTTAAATTATAAACATTATCATAATAATCACATAATCCATAATCACTCATAGTGCCTTGATCGGTCATTTCAGAAAATCGATACCCACCTTGTAGAGTTGCCATTTCATTTTGGTCTGGTGCAAATTCTGTATTATCTGGTCTCTTATATATTACATTGTATCCAGCCTCTTGTAGATAATAGAACATATTACTTAAAGTATTTAAATTAAAATATCTTCTTGACTCAGTAATATCATTAGCAGACTCAATATTAAAATTATTATTTACTATAATATAAGGTTTCAAATTATCAAAATGTTTTGTTTCATATTGTTTTTTGTATGGTGGCGGAGTCCATTTTGAATAATCTAAAACACCATTTGCTTCTGCCTTTTCTGAGTCTGATAACTCTGAATAATCCTTATTAAACAATACCTCAGAATTATGATGAACCCAATTATTTGGTACATCTTTTAAACCATTTGTATTTAAATCAAAAGTTCTGTATTCGTGCCTCTCCTCTATGTCGTCACAAAAATAATAAAATGCTTTCATACCTTTGCTTGTAATCACCTTTTTTAATTGATTATTTTGATGTAACCAATAAACATAAGGTATGACACAAACTAATTCTGATGCGAATTCACAATTAACTTTTATTGTTTTCATCTATAAAACCTTTAAATTGCTCATCTAATTTATTTTTAGCGTTAGCTCTATTTTCATTAGCCTTTCTAATTAACTTGTGATTTCTTGTGAAATGTTCTAAGGATGGATTTTCAGATGTGGCTTCTTTTAAATTAGCCCTATCTCCTTCACCAGTTGTTATATCATTGTGAATCAACTCTTCAAGGGTTTCAACTATATCATCTGGCTTATAAGTTCTTTTTTCGGATATGTAATCATACTTACCTGTTTCATAAACATCATCAAATAAAATAAATAATCTTTCTTTTATTTCCAATATTAATTTTTCTTGATGTTCAATATTTTCATCAACACCTTCTTTCTTAAAAAAATATAATTTAATATTCTCTGATATTAATCTATCTAATAATGCTGAAAGCGTATCTATGTTTGTTATGTAACTCATTTACTACTCAATTTAACCTTTGGAAAATATCTTAAAAACTTATCGTTTTTGTTGTCTCTTGTTTTCAATATTCTTTCTCGTATTTCATCATAAAAATTCCAAGCTAATGGAATGAATAATATCTTATCATCATCGGAATATGTTTTTAAATGTTCATTAGACTTAATCGGTATATTTGTACCTGGTGTGTAAAGTCCTTGTTTAAGTTCGTTGTCATCAATAATCACATCCAACTCAACATCGGCAAAATTTAAAAATGTCATACCTTTAGCAGCTGCTCCATATCCAACTAATTTAAAACCATCTCGTTTAGAGTTTTGAAGTAACTCTTTAAATTCAGATACTAAGTTCATGATATTTTTTGTATACTCATTATAAGTTTTTTTACTCAACAAACCTCTTTGCCTTTCCACCTCTATTTCGTTGAAAACTTTTCTTCTACCCTCAAATGTATTTTTAGTAAATCTAAACAAATAACTTATACCGTGAACAGGCGTTTTAATAACATCGGTTAAGGTCAAATTGGTTCTATTGACCAACTCATTCATAGAATTGATATTGAAAAAAGAAATGTGTTCGTGATATATCGTATCAAATTGATTATTCAAAATCATCTCTGCCTGTGATGTTTGTATGTAAAGAACAGAATCATCATGCATTATCTTTTCACATTCTTCTAAAAATTCCTTTGGATTACTATTATGAGCAAATACATTTTGTGCTACAATCACATCAATTAATCCAAAAGTTGACCACCCTTTACGAAAATAATCACAAACAACTTCGTGATTTTTTGAACTTAACTTATGTAGATTTTCAGCAGGATCAACACCATAAGTTTTAAAACCCTCATCTTTAAAATAATCTAATTGTGTTCCATCATTACAAGCAATATCCAATACGGTATTACCTTTACCAAATGTGGTAGTCTCAAGTACATAATCAACAAACCATTTCATATTATCGTGTAGTGTTTTTGTTGTGCCACTAACATACAGATAATCTTTAAATAACAAATCAGGATTTACAACATGAGTTAACTGAATGTGATAACAATTGTTACATATGTTTACACCAAGTGGATATTCATCCATTTCCTCATTATTGTCGTGATATGAATTTGCCAATGGTTGATTGTTTAAATCCAATAATAGTGACATATCACTCGAATCACAACACAAACATTTTTCTAAAATTTTACAATTATTCATAATCAATTGCTTTACTTCTATCTGTTTTTTTCATATCATCCCAACTGTCCCTAAGTTCAGTTGCTAATCCCTCAACAGTATCTTTAAATTTAAATCCAAATTGTTTTCTAAACTTTAATGTTGATATTGAAAAATTATAAGATTTAGTCTGGTTTTTAGTATTTTTGATTTGTGTAGGATCTGCCTCAAACTCTTTAACTTCAACACCCATCACATTGGCTACTTCGTAAGCAATTTGCTCAGCAGTTTTATTAAAAGATGCTAAATTATACAAACCTCTTTTATCCTCATTACAATCAATAATTGTTTTTATAGCACCACATAAATCATTTATACCTAATATAGGCCTCATCGTATCTTTTATGTAAAGTTTTATGTGACCGTCACTTAAAGCACTATTAACCATCGCATTTATCATGACATCACTTCTTAAAAAAGGCGAGTACCCATTCACAGTACCAAATCTTAAGGCATAATATTCAACATCAGATTTTTGAGCATATAAATCTGCTGTGTGTTTAGATATATCATACTGGTTGTATGGCTCAAATCCAAAGTATTTTTCATTTACAGTTTTACCACCAACTGAACCATAAACACTCGATGAACTAGCATACACAAGTTTCTGTTTATCTAGTTTCTCCAACAAATCAATAAAATTTCTAACATTATTATTAAAACAACTATTTAAGTTACCCTCAGACATTTTCACACTTGAGTGTCCGGCAAGTAAAATTATATTGTCGTACTCTGAGTAATATTCACTTGTTAAATCCTTGAAATCAACATTCTTCTGACCTTTTTTGAACCAATTTATGTCAACCCCATCAGCTATAATTTCTTTTGATAACCGTGAGCCTATGTACCCATTACTCCCTATTATTAATGTTCTACTCAAAATGGCCACTCTATTCTATTTGGATTATTAGTTCCTGTTATAGGAACAACAAATGTTTCGGAGTCTTCGTTAGGTAATCTACCCCACTTTTGAATAAATCTTTCTGTCGCTCTTCTCTCCCACTCCACTAAATGTGGTGGTCTTTTATTATTATCTAACTCTCTTGTACCATTAGGAAACCTCGAAGTTCTTGATGTAAAATGCCAAATAACAGATTTACTTGTCATTATAAATTTATATCCTTCCATTTGCATTCTCATAAACAAATCTTTATCTTCCCAATACATTGGTTCAAATATCGGGTCATTACCACCAATGTAAATGTGATCTTCAACCCTACAGAAGTAACCAGCTCCACCAGCTTTTCTGACATGAATATCATTATCATGTGTAAATTCAGCAGCCCAATCATCAAAATAATTCTGTTCAAAATTATCCTCGTGTTCACCAAATTTGTCAAATGGAACAAAAACTGTTCCAGGTCTATAAGGAGGATCGTTTGGAAATATGTTCGGTTGAACTCTGAATGAAGAAGCTATTAATCTCTCACCTGGTTTTATATCATCATATAGTTTTAGTAATTCAATATCTTGATTAGGACCTAACCAAAAATCTGAATGTAATATATTGACGAACTCTGTTTTTACCTGACTAACACATAAATCAATACCACCACCGATACCTCGTTGTTCTACATTATCTTTTTCTATGTGATAATCTATCCTAAGTTCATCAGCGTTTTTTGCTAACCACTCATTAGTTCCATCGGTACAATTTTCAGCAAAAATAAAAATTGGCATATCATTATAATAACAATTCTGTCTAATTGATGTAACTGTTAATTTTAAAAATGGTAAATTGTTGTAAGTTGGAATTACTGATGTTATCTTACTCATTTTCTACTCCGCTTAAATTAGCAAAAAAGTTATACCAATACATACAAACATTTTCATATGAATACATCTCAACAACTTTTTTTCTAGCATTGTCTATAATATACTCATAATCTTTTAAATTAGCAAGCAATTTATATATAGTTTCATTTAAATCAGACCAATCTGGTTTGACTGGCACATAGGTTTCCATTGGTTTAAAAAAATCTGGCTCGGTTATCACTCTTTCCATCTCTGGTTTAACCAATAAACCACCCCATTGTATTATCTCTAAATCACGATAACATAATTCACCCATACCAAAAGGTGATAAGCCAATCTTTGACCTTTTTACAACTTCCATAGTATCCTCTGGATGTAAGTGACCTTTTACTATATTATATTCTTGACTTATCTTTTGTAACTTATCCCAAGCTCCTTTTCTATGTTTCGTGTAAAGCACATCAGTTCTTACCTCGTGATCAGTATTTCCATCATCTAAAACACCTTGATAAACAGCACAAACATCAATGTCTCTATCACCACCACAAACTTGCATCTGTTGTAAATGAGGCCAGTTGTGAGCAACATTATAACCAGTAAGTTTTATTTTATCATACACATCATTTGGAATATTGTAACCTCTGTCCAAAACCGAGCCTTTACCAAAAAACCACTTGTTAATTATAGTTTTTTCTTTATAATCCTCTTGTGATAATAATTGTTTACGAAATAAATATTTAGCATCGGATTCAATAAAAACTTCATAAGCACCCATTATTGAAGTAGAGTCTCCACCGTGAAATAAAAAATAATCACCTGTTTTTTTTGATAAATTTTCTAAACCTTTATCTATACTGTCTTGTAAAGGTATAGATAAATCAACAAACTCGGTGGCATCAACAAATTCATAATCATAACTATCAGAATCAGTTATTTCTATGCTATAATCTTTTAACATATTCCTAGTGTGAATTAACCCACTAAAACACTTCATATTATTAGAGTCTGATAATTTTATTTTAATCATCCCAACAAATCAATATCATTTTTAACCATTTTAGAAACCATATTTTCAAATGTCGTTTCTGGTTGCCAACCTAAAACATCACGAGCTTTTGTCGAATCACCACGAAGCACATCAACCTCAGCAGGTCTCATAAATCTAGGATCTTGTTTTACATATTTATCCCAATTTGTAACTCCTATATGTTTAAAGGCAGCGTCTAAAAATTCTCGTATAGTGTGGTCTTTACCAGTCGCCACTACATAATCATCTGGTTCATTTTGTTGTAACATCAACCACATACATTTTACATAATCAGGTGAGTATCCCCAATCTCTTTTAGATTCTAAATTTCCCAAAGTGATGTAATCTTCTAAACCCAAGTGTATTCGTGCAACACCATCAGTAATCTTACGAGTAACAAATTCAATACCCCTTCTCTCCGATTCGTGATTGAATAAAATACCACTACAATTAAACATATCATAAGATTCTCTGTAGTTCTTTGTAATCCAATGACCATATAGTTTAGCAACACCATAAGGACTTCTTGGATAAAATGGTGTGGTTTCTTTTGCTGGGTTTTCAACCATCCTACCAAACATTTCAGAAGTTGATGCTTGATAAAATTTTATGTCCTTACCGTATTCTCTTATTGCTTCTAACATTCTTAAAACACCTAAACCACTAACATCACTAGTTTGTTCTGGTGTATTCCAACTCTCACCCACAAAAGATTGAGCAGCCAAATTATAAACCTCATCAGGATTAGACTCTCTTAAACATCTTACTAAAGAATTTTGGTCGGTCAAGTCCCCATTGATGAAAGTTATCTGATTCTCAAGGTGACCTGTGTTAGTCCTATTTTTGACAGATGACCTTCTCTCCATACCGAAAACTTCATAATTTTTATTTAGTAAAAAATCAGCAAGATGACTACCATCCATACCATTAATACCTGTAATTAATACTCTCTTCATTGTTTCTCCAATACTTTTTCTAAATCATCATATTCATAAAATTTACCTTTACCTGTGAATAATGTTTGTATGTTTTGTTTTGAAAAATTTAACAGTTTTTGAAAGTTAGAATTTTTCTGATTGATAAATGAATGTGGATTATTCTCCCCTTTAACATACATTCTCTTATTTGGATGTCTTCTAGCGTGAACATGCAACACATTTTGACAGACAAACTGCATAAAGTTTTGTCCTAATAATTTTTCCGCCATTATTGATAAACCCTCATCATCATTGTAAAGTAAACATGATGGTATGTTAATACCAGACTTAATCAAATCGGATGATAAAACTAAACAGGCACCACTTATCTTTGGGTATTGGATATAGGAAAAATCAAAATCGTCAGCCTTAGCATTAATTTGATTCATTTTATCAATCGACATTGGTGATTTTGCTTGATTGGGATTAAGATGTCCTTTTTCATCATCTATAAACTGTATGTCACGATAATCAACATGAACTAAAGGATTCCAACTAGCATCCCACATTTTTCTATCAGCAAAACTTAATAGGTATCTATGTATATTTTGTTGATTAGTATATTCAGATAATGTTTCTATAACTTGAAATGCTTCTTTTGGAAAAAAACTATCAGTCTCACCCCACATTACATAATCAACTTTTTTACAATAATTATAATTTAAATCTCTTCTATAATCAGCGTGAAAATAAAACTCATCATTATCGTGTACTTTCCAAACTACATTTGGATGAACTTTTTTTAATCGATTCACATTATTATTAAACTTTGCTAATAATTGATTTTTATCTATTTGCTTAGTGTCTATATTTTCTACTTTTTCTGATAAATTAAAACACAAATCTATTGTTATGTTATCTTTAGTTTTGACAGGCTCAAGTAAATTTATCATACCATTTATGAAGTCTTCAAACATTTCAATCTCAAACCACATAACATGAGTTCCAATAACATATTTATTTTTCATACAATGCCTCATAAGTTTTTTTCATCCAATGATAAGTTAAGGTATTATTAGTATTGTTTGGTATACCACTAAAATGATAAATCCAACCAACCTTTGTGAATAATAAATCCTCTGTCAATATTTCTTTTCTAACCATATCTGCCATATTATATTCATACGGTAAAAGTTTATAATCAATATTCTCTAAATGTATTAAGAAATTAACAGGAGTTTGGACAGTACCACCATGAAAAGCTCTTTCAACTTTCATTAAATTTTCTTTATTTTCATTATAAAAATTAATTACCTTATTAGCAAAATCTCTATGTTTTTCATTATAAATCTCCAAACCAGCATTGTAATAATGACACCAATTAAACATATAACCATCAAAAAAATATTTTGAATAGTTTTCCATACTCCTTAAAATCCAATCATAACTGCCTTCGTTATGTACAAAAGTATATTTCCCATCTGTCATTTCAAAAACATTTGGGCAATTAGGATGAACAACTGTATCAGCATCTACATACATTATTTGGTCATAATCAATTTTATTAGATTCTAGAATATCGAAAATATAAAACTTTTGCCAAGGAATAGCCATATTCTCATTTGGTAATAATAAATCTTCTAAAACAAATAACTCCGCGTTGTTCTTATCACACCATTGTTGCCAAGATTTGACAGAATAAATGTAAGGATCACTTCTGTTATCTAACCACCTATCACCCTCTAGTTTAGAATTTTTGATTTTGATGTTAAGCATAAATACTACATTTTTTTTCATTTGTAATTATCCTTAATCATATCCCAAGTCTGTCTCATAACCTGCGACCTTTGGTTTTTTGGTATACCTGTGAATCTCCAAACTTTTCCATACTTTATAAAAAAAGGTGTTTTATCTTCATCTAACTGCCAATTGTGACTAAACAAATCTTTTCGATGCATATGAGTCAAATTAAAAGAAAAAGGAATGTCTAGTTTAACATCAATATTCATAATCTGTAATAAGTAATTTATCGGTGTTTGGTCATTTCCCTTTCTAACATCTTTATCCTGTAACTTTATAAAATCATCTTTTTTCTCAAAATAAAGTTCTTTTAATTTTTCAAAAAATAAGCGATGGTCATCGTTAAAAATCATAAATCCTGAGTTTATGTATTTTGTGAAATTAAATTCGAAATTGTCAAAAATTTTTTGGTAACCAACCACGCTGTCATAAACCCAGCCTAAATTGTCTCTATCTCTCCAGCCGACAAATTTTCTATCAGTTAAATCGAAAAAGTTAGGGCAATCCCATTTAATCATCGCTGTGCTATCAACAAGGGCAATCTGGTCAAAATCAACACCAAGATTATCTATCTCATCAAAGACATAAATACATTTTTGCCATTGTGGTCTATATTGAATAAAATCATTATGTTTCGGTTTATCAAATGGTACAAATAACACATCATTTTTTTCACACCAATATTCCCAAGTATTTCTAGAATATTCAAAATACTCAAATCCACCGTATTTTTCAGAGTGGTCTTTGTTTTTTAAAATAGGAAACCATACCACATTTTTTTTCATAAATAACCTTTTTGTAATTACTATGTCGTATATATAAATATATATTTATTTTTGTTACATATCATTTTTAATCATATAAACTACACTAGAAGCGGCATCGACACAATTACCAATCTTACTACTGAACAAAATATAGTTTTCATTTTGTTTAGTTATAATTGTTGGTCTTTCATCAGTTTCATCTTTATTTGGTAAAACAGTTCTTATTGTATACATTGAACCAATATATTTTGATTTTTCTATGTCAGGAAAAAACCTCTTAGAAGATTCAATAAATCTATGTATGTTTGTATACTTTGGTTTTTCTATTAAACCTTTATTCAAATAATTTTTATAAACTGCTGGTATCTTTGGCTCTTTTCCTATGTTACTAGCATGAATAGCGTGAACAACATTTCCAGCAAGATGATAACCTGTATCTGAATAAGGATCGAAACACATAAAAGGACCGTCCATAATCACGATACTTTTATTTTTGTATTTATCAGGTAGTTTTAAAACTGGCTTTTCACACAGCTCAAACTGATAATCTTGTTTTTCATTAGTAAAATCATTTAAGGAAGAATAAGTCGAATAAATCGTGTGTTTGTAACCAGTCTGTTTATCAAATTTTTTATCTGTTCTAACATTTATACTAAGTCCACACATTCTTTTTATACAAACTAACCTCAAAGCATCAGGATCGTACAATTTTTCATCAACCTTAATGGTTAAATCACAATTAGGTAAACTATCCACTATTTCCCACTCTAATCCAACACTATCTAAAATAGATAAGTATTGTTCAGCGGTCACTAAACTCTCCTCAGATGCTATACCATAATAATGTTTTATGTCTCCATTCACTATTGATTGATTATAATATTTTATAAATGATTCCTCATTAGTTTTACACGATTTAATTGTATCAACGCTTCTAGGGTAATGGTATCCCCTATGTATTCTATATTGATTAATACCAGAGGCTCTTTTTAATATTTGGCTCTCTGACTCATATAAATCAACATCATAACCACTAACTGCTAGTTTAGTAGCGACAGTAACTCCGTATATTCCCCCACCAACAACAGCACACTTACCATACATCTTTTCTTTAACAAAAGAACTCAACCTTGTAGCAAAAACACTTCTTTTACAATTTGATTCAAAATCAGCCTGTTTAAATAAAACCTTTTTGAGCATTGTTTCTAAAGCATCACTTTCACAAGTAGGTTTTATGTTATGAATTTTTTCTTTATACCAACCAAAATCATACTCGTATCTAAATTTCTTATTTTTAATTTCCACCTCAAAAATCTTATGATTTATATCATTAGTTATTATGTTTACATTATCTGGTATTCCAATAGAATCCTCAATAATATCGTGAGTTAAATAAAAATGATGATAAGCCATCCTATCAATAATGTTGGCAGACAATCCACCCCACTTTTTGTAAATAAAATTATTTGTCGATTCGATTTTTTCATATACTAAAACATCGTCTACATAGAAACAGATGTCGTTTGCTTCTGCGATACCATACAACTCCAATAATGAGGCTGTCGATAGTGTTCCAGGCTTTTCACAAAAAACATTAACTTTTTTTTGTAAAAAATGTTTTGCCTGTTCATAATGAAATTCATTAGGACTAGCGATTATAACCCAATCTAAGTTTACATCCGACTCCCACCATTTATCTTTAGAACCATAAACCCACTCAACAGATACCTCTGATATATTATTTAATTTTGATAATATTTTTTTACCAAAACTACCTTTACCTATTTGCCCTAATCTAATTTTTTTCATCTCTATACCAATTATTACTTAATTGAACATTCAAGTCATTAAAATTCGAGCTTCTAACTTTTATAGGACCTTTTTCAAATGGTATCCTAAAATTCTTATCATCTTCAGCTTGATTAACTAATAAAGTTATTAAATGATCGTAAGAGTCCATAAATCTTGAATCATCAACCACTAAATCAGCAGTTTCTTTATTTTCAACAAACTGTTTTAAAATAGACTCTAATGTTTGTCCTTCGGTAATTCTACCAGCAATAAATTTTTTGTTTCCAGGTCTATCTAAAAAACCAGCCTCTCTATAAAGAAATACATCCCCAGCACTATCTATCGCTACTGATAATTGTGGAAAACCTGATTTTCTCATTTGCACCCCATTAACTCTAGCTAGTGGTTTTCCAAGAATACCCTCTCCTAATGCCACCATAGCATAACCAAAATCAACATGAAGATTACGACATTCTTTTTGTCTCCTTTCATTAAATTCTTTAAATATATCAATAAGTTTTTTTCTTTGTTTTTCTGATAAAAAACCATCTAAGTGATATTTTCTACCCTCAACATTTTTATCAGCATCATCACTTATATCTGTTACACTTCCAAAATCTTCACGAATGGTTAAAAAATCAACACCTTGTCCATCAACTTTAGAATTCACATCAACTATATACTCAAGTAATGGTATAATAGTGTCTATATTTTCAGGAATTATAATGTAGTTTATACCTAACTTAACATCTGATTTTTTTCTGTTTCTTTCTTTTAAAAATTTTATTATATTATCTTTGACTAATCTATAAGCTTTTTTATGTCGTGTGACAAAATAAGTTGATTCTTGATCTGTACCATATAACGATACTCTTAATGAATCCAAATCCCAAATTCCAGGTTGACTCTCTAAATACTTTGGTGTTAACATATGAGCATTTGTTATTAAAGGAACTCTATGACCTAAAGACTTAGCGTGTGTTATTATCTCACCTAAATTAAAATTAGTTAAGGGCTCTAATCCACCTGAAATAGAAATTGTAGAATTCTTAGGTAGACTCGAAATAATATCTTTATATCTATCAGCACCACTCTTTAGAACTTTTTTCGGATCGTAAGCAGCACTTTGATTTCTACCACAAAATCCACAATAATACATACAAGACATACCAGGAAATAAAGCTAATCTTAGTGGAAAATCATATTCATAATTAATTACTTTATCTACTTTACCACTTTTTACATAAGGTATTATTGTGTTCCAATATTTTCTACCTAAACCATTATGTAAAATCATTTCTTGTAAAAAATCCGAATATCTAATAAAAGAGTTTAAAGTGATAAGTTCAGCTTTAGTTAAAGATGTCTCCTTCAGCAATTGCTCTTGTGTATACCAAGGCATTTCAGATAAACGATGTACTATTTTTGTCGCTTGAATAATCCATCTCTCTGGTATATTCTCACCCCCAAATATTTTAATTATTTCTTTTGGCACATCATCTTGATAACTCTGACACAACCATTGTTTAAAAATTTTCATACGGTAGATACACCATGTTTCTGCACAACTTTAGTGGTGCATTTTTGAGCAAATTCTATTGATTTAATTATATTTTTAGAATTAACATACTCAACAACTAAACCAGATAAAAATGTATCACCTGCACCAGAAATATCCTTTACTGGTACATTTTCAACAGGATACATTGTATCTTGAAATAAACAACCTTTATTGCCTTTAGTCACAATTGTCTTATCAATCATAGGATTTTGTTTGAAAAAATCTAAATTTTGTTCATACTCTAAAGAATTTATTTTTAAGTAAGTGCAATCTTCAATCCAATCTCCAAGTCTTTTTTTAGTATCTACAAAAACATTATCGTTATTTTGACATATAAATTTAATGTCATCTTCATTTAAAAAACCTTTACAATAGTCTGAAATAATTATAGCATCAACTTCTACTTCACCACTCATACTTATATAACATTTATTATTTTGTATAGAAGATAGTAAAAGCTCATCTATCCTATCACAATAGTCGTGTTCATCCACTCTCAACACCATTTGATTTGATTTATCGTCTACATAACGAATTTTTTTAATACTATTTTTATTTGTAATAGAATATACAGTTGAATTAAGTGCTTCAACATTTTTGACAACATTATTAGCCATACCAGCATTTGAGCGTTCTCTAATAGGTTGAAAGACTGGCACAGGTGCTTCAGGTGTTAACCTGTTAATATCACCATAAATAAAAATATCTTTACAACTATCACCAACCACTAATATCCTCATAATAAAAAGTCCTCTTTTTCTAACTTGTCGTAAACTTCTTTTTGGCTATCACCTGGTGAAACCCTATAAGAATCTGAATCTTTATGATGAGTTGACACTTCAAATATCTTACCATCAGTAAGAGCTTCTAATTGATGTGGTTGTCCTGGATATTGTCTAACTACCCAACCTGGTGATAATGTCATAGATTGCTTAAGTGCAGTTTCAGTATCTATAAAAGAATAATAAAAATTTCCTTTTTCTACCCACCAAGTTTCATCTTTTTCCATATGAAAATGCATTGAAAACTTACAACCCTTTTTAAACTCTAATATCTTACCACAGTACATTTCATTGTTTTCTATGATAATTTCTCTGCCCCAACCTTTTGGTATTGTACAGCACTCCTCTACGAACGCATCGGTTCTTATTTCTCCATTTCGCATTGTCACCAGCTAATATCCCAATCTTTAAATTCAGCAGCAAGGCAATCTATTTTATAGTCTTTCCTACCCCCAATAGACTCTTGTAATTTATTTTTAGCAGTATTTCTTATACCATTTAAACCATGAGTTAATTGTAAATTTTCTCCAGCATTAATTCCCTTACGAGCTTGAGACTCGTTATGCCAAATATGTAAATTCATTTGTGCCATAACTATTATTGCCCTAATGTCATCACCACTTAATATAACACTTTTTTCTGACAATTCCAAGTTAATATCGTGAATAATATCTTTTATTTCTTCAGCATATTCTTTTTTATGTTCTGGTATAAAGACTTCTTTTAATTGAACTATACTAAGTCTATCTATTAGTTCTGACAATGTTGGTAAATATTTTCTCATAAGTTTGTAAAATTCCTATTGTTATGTTTGATAATCATCTGATACGCGTATAGTAATTCACAAATACCGTCATCTATAGCGTATTTTGGTTTCCACCCTAAAGACTCAAGTTTTTCATTTGAAACTATATAATCTCTATTATCAAAATCAGTTTTATAGTCATCCTCTTTAATGACAAAATTGTGAATATATTTCTTGACAGTTTCAGCCAACTCTAACTTACTCAAGTTAGCATCTGACAAACCTACATTAAATACATCACCTTTCATCCTATCGTAATTTTCGATACAAAATAGAAAAGTACGAGCAATATCTTTGACATGAATATAATTTCGTTTGAAATGTGATTCAAATAAAACTATATATCCATCCACAATAGCTTTATGTACAAAATCATTCACTAACAAATCTGTTCGCATTCTCGGTGAAGAACCAAATACTGTTGCTAACCTCAGACAAACTCCTTTACCACTATTCATAATGTAATCTTCCGCATCACACTTGGTAACTGCATAATGTGAAAGTGGATTAAATGGACTTTCTTCTGTTATAATCTCCTTAGAACTACCATATTGGCTATTAGTATTTGGCATAATAAGTTTTTGATTGTCATTTAAATTATCGACTATACACTTTATCTGTTCAAAATTAACTTTGGTAGCTAACTCTTTGTTCTTATCACATGCAGGACCACCGACAATAGCAGCTAATGGAATAACAACATCATAAGTAGACAAAATAGTTTTCAAAAACTTAAAATTAGTGACATCCGCGTTCATAAATCTAAAATTCTCATGTGAACATAGATGCAATAGTGATGTTTGTTCATACATTAAATTATCTAATACATCTACTCTACAACCATTATCTAATAAATGTTGAGTCAAAGTAGAACCTAAGTATCCAGCTCCACCTGTTATTAAAACTTTTACCATATTTTTAACCTTCCTAATAATATATCTTTAAACATAATCCAATCTGAAACCTTAGCATAAAATGGGTTAACAAAAGCAGCTGGTTTGTTATGCTCAAAAAAATAATGACCACTCCAAGCAAAAGGATATATAACAAAAGGTATTAGTGGTATTAGATACCAATACCAATTATAAACTACAAATGACGCGAATAATATAGTGACTATTTGGCCTATAAAATGTAAAAGTTTACATTTAGGATGTTCGTGTAATGTTAAATAATACTTATAATATCTCTGTAACTTCATTAAATAACCTCTTTTGTCGGTGTTACCAGCTAGGCATTCTAAGTCTAAATAATGGTTTAAACCTAAAATCTCTCATCCACCTAAAGTGTTTGCCAATAATAATTCTAAACACTCTCATCATCATCAAAAATCCACCGAACCAACCATTTTTCTGTATCACATGACTCCACCTATGTGGCTTTGAATATATACTTACAAAACCTTCATTTTGTAAATCAACTAAATCTTGAGATGATAATTCACCTACATTAGTAACCGAAGTGCCATATCTACGATACTCTGAAAAATCATCGGTTAGTAACTCCATTCCTTGTTCACCCTCAGCTGCTATTGTATGGAATTCTGTTCCAGGATATGGCACGGCTATAGCAAAGTTTGCCTGTTTTACATAAGGATCATTCTCTAAAAAATCCAAAGTTTTTTGAATTGTAGATCTTGATTCTCCAGGTAACCCTATCATAACTGAATTTGATGCCTCAATGTCATACTTATTAAGTATTCTGTTTGCCTCAGAATACCACTTTAGAGGAACTTGTTTTTTCATGGTCTTTCTCATCTCTGTATCTACAGTCTCTAAACCAAATGACAGTCTTATCAAACCAGCTTTAGCTAACAACGATATACTTTCCTCATCAATTAAGTTTGCTCTTGTACTACCTTCAAAAGTTATATCAAGTCCTTCCTCGATAATTTTTTCACATATTATCTTCATGTGATTCTTAAAATATAAAGTTAAAACATCATCTACTATAAAAAAATGTTTAATTCCAAAATCATTAACAACTTGTTTTATTTCTTTTACAACAGAATCAGGTGAGCGTTTATTAACAGCAGTTGTATTCAACTTATCAGAGGCACAAAAAATACAATGCCATGGACAACCTCTCATAGTTTGAATAGATGTAAAAGGTAATCTACCTTTTAAAGTACCAACTTTGTATTTATCGTACGGTAGTAAATCTCTTGCTGGAAATGGTAAGGAATCTAAATCTCTAATATAAGTGTTAGGTCCTGTAAAGGAAACTTTACCTGTTTTAGTTCTATAATAAACTCCTTTTACACCATAAGGGTATTTACCTTTTTCAATTTTATTAAAAAGTTTTAGTAATTGATTTTCACACTCACCATTGTACCCATAATCAAAACAATCATAAAAAGCCTTCTCTCCATCTATGGTGATGTGTTGTCCACCAATTAAAATCTTTATCGATGGTTCAGAAGCTTTTAAAGCCATGGCAAATGATTTAGTTGTATGAAAAAAAGGACTTGTACCAGTTAAACAAACTAAGTCTGGTTTTTCTTCCCTTACCATATTTACAAGGTCACTTTCATCTATCTTCAGTATCTCAGCATCCATTATCGATACATCATGACCACCCTCTCTAGCAATAGCAGCAATAAGAGCTAAATTAAGAGGTGGTATTACTCCACCAGATTTACGAGCAAAGTAGCCTGAAATCAACCCATAACTACCAGTCCATCTTGGATAAACAACAGATATTTTCATTTTTTTTTCCTTATTTATTTATAAATATATTTAATAAATTAATCAAAGTATTTATTTTTTCTCGTTCTAATGTTGGATAATTGCCAATGTACCAACTAAAGTTGTGAATGTGCTCTACATTAGGAAACTGACTCAAATCTATTTTTTTATTTTTAAAATAAGGTTGTCTTAACTGATTACCACCTCCCGACAAGCCTCTTCTAAATTCTATACCATTTTCAGTTAGTAGATTTTCAATTTTATCTCTAACTTCAAAGTCTGGTTCTTTCATAATTACTATAAACGCATAATTACATTGACCATCCATCTCAAAGTTAGTATGATATTTTTTGGAATCTAATTTATCAACAAAATGTTGAAAATTTTCAATTCTTTTTTGGTTATTAGAATCCAATCTATCTAACTGACATAAACCCAAAACAGCGTTAATTTCTGTGCTTCTAAAGTTATGGGCAGGACCTATGAAAACAAAATCTTGATTCAAATCAGGATAATCTACAGCATATTTTTTAATCAAATTTTTATCTGTAAATTCCCTAACCATTCCATGTGACCTCAATGACCTACATAATTGATAAAAATAGTCATCATTTGTTGACACTATTCCACCCTCTATCGTACTCATGTGATGAGCAAAATAAAAACTAAAATTACTGGCAAATCCAACTGAACCTAGCTTTTTAGTGTTAAAAGTCGCACCATGTGATTCACACACATCCTCAATAAGTAATATATTATTATCAACACACAATTGTAACAAACTATCGGATAAAGCATTTAGTCCTAAAACATGAGTTACAAATATAGCTTTCGTGTTTTCATTGATAGCACCTTTTAATTTATCTAAATCAAATGATAAATTATTTAAATTTATATCCACAAAAACTGGATTAAAACCAGAAAATAAAACCGAGTTAACATCTGATACCCAGGTCAATGGTGGTATTATAACTTCTCCACCTTCAGGATATAAATGCTTTAATGATAACATAGTTAATTCATTAGCAGCAGTACCTGAGTTAACAAAAACACTATGTTTTACTCCTAACCACTCAGACCATTTGTTTTCAAACTCTTTAACCTTATCACCATTAGTCAATCTTGGCACAGGATCTTGTTTTAAAAATTCAATTAAACAATCAACATCTTCTCTACTGATGTTATCTGACATTAATGGTAGTGTCAAATCCATATTTAATCTCCTAATAACTTTCTCTTTAGTTTAATCTTACAATTTTTTAAAATATTGTTAACTGATGTTTGTCCATATTTTTTCTTAACTTTCGATAAAAATTTTTCTGATTGATGATACTCCAAATATGCCTCATCTCTAAACTTTAATATTTGTTTAGATGTTAAATTATCAGTTGGTATTGGAACAGTATTGTAGGAATGAAAAGAATAACCCTCATAATCGTTTGGCAGCTCATAACCAGCTTCAAGAGCATCTTTGTACAACTGACTACCTGGTAATGGCATTGCCGAATAACCATTCCACCCAAGTGTTGCTAAATCAATCGCTAAATCTTGTGTTTTCCTCATTGACTCCTTTGTGTCTGTTGGTAAACCAAATATGTAATTTGCCATCACATTTATACCAGCACCCTCTACTTGTCTAACCACTTTTTTTATATCAACATCTTCAAATTTTCCTTTTGAAACTTCTAAACGAACATTTTTATCACCACTCTCTATACCAATACCTAACCACCTAATTCCCGCTTCTCTTACTAAATTTAAAATATCAGGCCTTCTAATTGTATCAACTCTTGAATATGCCCACATTCTTAGTTTTTCACCATAACCCCTTTCAATTAAACCCTCACAAAATGGTTTATAATACTTCGGATTTAATAAAAACATTTCATCAATAATTCTTATATTTTCGACACCCATATTGACTAACTTATCAAATTGTTTTAGGACAAAATCAGTAGACCAATACCTCATTTTATTATAATTACCAGCCACTCCGATAGGATCATCATCATCACGATTCAGTATATTAATCATACAAAACTCACATCTAAATTGACAACCTAATGAGGTGCTTATTGAAGCATATGGTGTTCTTTTATTTGAGTCATACTCAGCGTGCCACATCGGGCACCTGTATAAATCGAATGGTTTTTTATTATATGGCAACAAATCCCAAGCGTATCCAGGTAAATCTTCATCCATTTTATGACCAGGCACTAACTTTGACGGCGGTGTCAATACTGATTTTCCACTTTGACGATAACCAATTCCTCTTATACTACTGAGATTATTTAAATAGTTTTCATGTGACAATAAATCTCGTAAAGCATATACTCCCTCATTCGTAAAAACTATATCTATACTTGACTCTCTGTCAAGGGTTTCGTAAGGTAAGGCTTGAACATGAGAACCAATATAAGCTATCGGTGTTTCAATGCCACTATCTTTTACTTTAGTAGATAAAGATACAGCACCACTCATCATTGTTGTACCAGCATTTACATTTTGACCGTATACGACAAAACATATTAATCTAGGATTCTTATCTTTAATCACTTGTATTGAGTCCTCGTGTTTTAAATTTAAAGCACCAGTATCAAGTATATCTACCTTGTACCCAACCGATCTACACGACTCTGCTAGTAAACAAGCCCAAGCAGGTGGTTCTATCCCAGCATAGTCTTTTGCCAAATCTTGGTAAATACCTTTAGAATTACTTGGTGCTATAAATAAAACATCAATCATCCCATAGCTCATTTTCTATTAATTCAGGATAAACTCTTTTTTGACCTATCGGTTTTATATACATATTCTCATTAAATTCTTCATCTGACAAATAAGGGTACATATCTTCGATGGGCGTTTCCCATCCTACAATTTTAGGATCATAAGTATGATACTCGTGACAATTTAAATCCATAACAATAGCACCATCGTAATTTAAAAAGTCTTTGATTTGTTGTCTAACTTTTCCATAATCAGAACCATCCTCAACCACCATTGTTGGCACTTTATAAGCATCAACTATATCAATAAAATTAGGGGGATTATAACCAACAGGACCACAAGCCTCAGCTCTACCTTGAAAATTAGTTTCTTGGAATGCCTTTGTTATACCATAAATGTGATTATTTAAGATGATAGTTTTTACTGGTATGTTGTAATTCACTATGGTCTGCAACTCTTGTATATTCATATTGAATCCACCATCACCAATCACACAAACTACATTTTGGGATTTGTCAGCAGCGATTGCTGCTCCTATAGCACCAGCAAAAGAAAATCCCATTGGCGAATTACCATTGTTAGTAAAATATCGTTGTCCTACTTTAGTTTCAAAGGCGTGATTAGAAACCACAATATTACCACCACAATCGGCGACAAATATATCGTTGTTATTCATCTCTTCTGATAAAATTCTTATAAAGGCATACGGATGTGGATATTTTCGTGGTTTAAACATATCCTCTGTTACTGGATCATATTTAACTTTCCACTCCATAACTTTATCAACCCATTGACTAAAGTCTGGCAAGTCTTCAGACTTAAGTCTCTTCATTAACAAATTAATAAATAACTTCGCATCTGAATATATACATTCTTCAAATGGAACTTGTTGTAACTTTTTTTGTAAGCCAGCTTTATCAACATCGACCATATACTTTTTAGCCTCTCTGGCAAAGGTATGAATATTACCACCAGTTATTCTTCCTGATATTCTACTGCCAATAGCTAATAATAAATCAGAATTTTGAATACCAAAATTTCTACCAGCTCCACCATAGGTGCCTATTCTGCCACCATAATACTCGTAATCTGAACAAACTATATCAAGTGCATTCCAAGTAGGAAACATAGGAATTTTTAATTCTTTACCCAACTCAAGTAATTCATCAACTGCACCACTTAGTCTAACACCACCACCTATCATTAAACAAGGTCTAACACTATTTTTTAAGTCATCAATGTAAGTGTCTATTTGTTTGTTTATAGCATCAACATCAAAGGTAGTTTTCAAACCAACATCATATCCTAATAATGTTTTCTCATCAATATCTTGTTTCTGTACATTTATAGGAATGTCTAGTAAAACTGGACCAGGTCTACCCTCAGTTGCTAAATGAAGTGCCTTCTCTAGTTCATACTTAACATCTTTTGGATTTGTAATTGTTTTAGCATATTTGGTCATCGGTTCAACAACACTTACAATATCAGTTTCTTGAAACCCTATCTGTCTAATACTTTTATCTGGCCTCATAAATTGAGAATTTATTTGACCTGTTATAAATAAACATGGTATTGAATCATAAAAACAGTTACCAATTGGTGTTACAAAGTTCATACCACCAGGACCACTAGTAGCTAAGGCAACTCCAATTTTACCTGATATTTTGGCGTGTCCTTCAGCAGAAAAACCACCACCTTGTTCATGCATTACAGCAACATATCTAATCTTATCATTTCTCGTAAATGCATCTACTAAATCACCATTTGCTGCTCCATAAACAAGGAAAACATCTTCAATTCCATAATCAGCCAAATAATTAATAATATAATCTGCTACTTTCATTAATCCCTCTTTGTAGTTATCGGTGTAACACTATGTTTTGGTTTAGCTAAATTCTCAACCCTATCTTTTTCATACTTCCAAGCAGAGTCACCAAGTAGTTTATCTAGTTCCTCTTCTTTGATTTCATAAAAATTTTCTTGTGCTGGAAACTGACCGTCTTTAACTTCATTTTTATATGATTCAAGTGCTGTTTGTATTAATTGACCAGCTTCACAGTATCTTTTTACGAACTTAGATTTAAACTCCCAAAACAAACCTACCAAATCGTGCATAATAACAAGTTGACCATCAACTCTATCACCTGCTCCGATACCATATACTGGAATATCAAGTTCTTCTGCTATAATACCAGCTGGTTCTGTTGGCATGGCCTCTAATAGTAATGCTGAACATCCAGCATCTTGTAGTCTTTTTGCTTGGTCTAAAACTATTTCGGCACTTTTTGCAGTTTTACCTTGTACTCTATACCCACCAAGTTTAGCACGAGTGTGTGGTGTTAATCCCAAATGGCTCATAACCATAATACCCGAGTCACATATTGCCTTAATCCTTTCAACCATAGCACCTTCAACTTTTACCATATCCATACCAGCGACTATAAATCTCCCAGCATTTCTAACCGCTAATACATTAGATTCTTGATAAGACATATAAGGCATATCACCTATTAGAAAAGCGTCTTTTGCTCCTCTAGATACAGATTCACAATGATTTATCATCTCATCCATTGTAACTGGTATCGTAGTTTTATAACCATGTGTTGTCATCCCACATGAGTCACCTACAAGAATAGCATCAACACCGGCTTTATCTGCTATTAGTGCTTGTGGATAATCATAGGCAGTAACAAGACAGGTTTTTTCTTTTATTCTTTTATGTTTTCTTAATTTTATTATTGTAGTTTTAGTTCTACTATCTGCTGGCATTATAAACTCCTATTTAATTAATTAATTTAGATAAAAAATGTTTAAAAGTCAATGTTTTTTTTCGTCTCTTTTTGATAAAATTGGATTTTTAGTTGGCCAATCTATGTTTAACGATTTATCATTCCACGATATAGTAAATTGATCTTGAACATCAGGATAATCGCCTTCATAAGACCACTTATATAAAAATACGGCACTATCACTAAGCACATAATGACCGTTTCCATATTTTGGTGGCACTAAAATAATTTTTTTATTTTTATCTGATAATATCAATGAACTCCATTCTTTAGTAATTGGATTCACAACCACAAAGTATAATTCACCAAATAAACAAGTGGCTAGTTTCCAAGATTTTTCATCACCGTGTATACCTCTTAAAACATTTTTTTTAGATGTGCTAACTTTATCGTGATTGAATTTTAAATCAAAATCATTACTTTTCCAAATAGTCCATAAATCACCTCTATGATCAGAAAATATATCTGGTTGAAAAACTTTAACACCTTTTATCATTATAAACATCCTCTAATTGTTTTTCTACTAATTTGTAGTTGTAGATTTCATTTAAAGTTTCCCAGGCGTGATTTAACACCCTAAACCTATATGTCTCGTCTTTCAAATATTGAACGAATTTTTCTTCCAATAACTTAGGATCGTTATTAGCTGTTTCTGGATAGAGATAAAAGTGAGATTCATTAAGTCCACCTAAATTTATTGAACCTACTGCTGCTACTTGAATACCTTGCATACCAGGTTGTGTATATAAAGGATCCATATTGATATGAAAAAGTGAGGGCGACCATAAATTAATAAAATCCTTTTGTGATAAATAAGCAAATTTTTGACCTGGTTTCAAAGGTTTATGTTTTAGTGGCAGATTATATTTATTTGACAAGTAACTAGCAAACATATAGGTTTCACCTGTCCTATGAGTAGAATTTGGTAAATAGGCGTAAATAGATAACTCTTTTTCCTCAGAGTAAAAATTATCATAATAACCATTTATGTTTATAGGATGTGAGATATAATAATCAATTTTTTTACCTAACTGTCTCTCTATGTCTTCAATTTGTGGTAACTGTTTCATTATACTATCACCTGGAACAGCGTGTGATGCTACCACATCACAATCTTTGAAAAATCTAATTCTATTTCTAACCCTTTGTTCTTGCCTACCCTCACGAAATGGAATTTCTATCTCTTTAAACCAACCGACAATTTTTGCATTAGGATATTTATCTCTCAAAACATCAACTTTAAAATCATTATAACTACCTGGATCTAAACCTTTTCTTTCATTTCCATAAAGTATGATGTCAAAATCAATGTCTGGTAACTCTGAACCTTTCTTAAACCACTCATCCAAATGTAAATAACAACCACCATCCCATAAAAATGGGTAATTCCAACCACCCATAAAAAGCGTAGGATCTACAGAGTGAAAAAAAGAATATGGTTTATCATCTTTGAAAGAATAAGCGGTGCCATTTTTTACATAAAATGACTCTACACCAGCGACATCCAAAACATAAGCTAGTTTCATTACTTAGCCTTCATATTTATCGAATACATCTAACAACTGCTTTCTAACCACATCATAACTGTAAAGTTCATTAACTTTATTCCAAGCATATTCTATGGCTCTAAATCTTGAATACTCATCCATTAAATATTCTTTAAATTTTTCCTCTACGACTTTCAAGTCAGTAGTTGCTGTTTCTGGAAAAAGGTGTTGATGAGACTCGTTCATACCACCTATGTTTAATGAACCAACACAAGCCACTTGTATAGCTTGCTGACCTGGTTGAGTTATGTGTGGATCTAAATTAATATGGAATAAAGATTGTGACCACGACTCGATAAATTGTTTTTGTGACATATAAGAAAAATCTTGACTTATTTCGAGTGGTTTAAACCTAAGAGGTACATTATATTTAGTGGCTAAATATTTAGAAAAATCCCATGTATTGACTCTTCTATATACAGGATTAGTCAAATAGGAATATACTGATAACTCTTTTTCATTAGAATAAAACGAATTAAAAAGACCTTCGATGTTTATCGGACAAGATATGAAGTGTTTAATCTCCAAACCCAATTTTTTTTCTATTTGTTTGATTACTGGTAAATCTTTCATACAAGACAAAGCACCTAGAATCATATTATTACCAAATCCTTTTAACCACTCAATTCTATTTTCCTCTCTTAATCTTTGTCTTCCAGGTCTTTCTGGTAAATGAACTTCCTTAAACCAAGCAAATATTTTAGCATTTGGGTATCTCTCTTGTAATCTCTCTGTAGTATATAAATGTTTTGTATCCGGATCTAAACCAACTCTTTCATTAGCATATAATATGTAATCAAAATTTTCATCAGGAAAGTCTTTATCTTGTTTAACCCACTCTGATAAATTTAAAAAACAACTATCTTCCCAAAGAAAAGGGTAATTCCATCCAGCCATATGTAGACTAGGAGACACAGCATGAATATGTGTATATGGTTTATTCGTTTGATAATCATAAGACATACCGTCTTTCATATAAAAAGATATTTGAGCACAGGCATCATAAATAAAACCAAACTTCAATTTATAATCCCCTTGATATATTTCGATAGTTTTTTCTTTGGTGACCAATCTAATATTTGATTTGCTTTTGAATAATCACATAATGTAACATCATATTCGCCAGGTCTTGCTGGAATGTACTCAACCACATCTTGACCGAACATTTCAGTTACTTCCAAAATTGAATGGTTAACTCCACTACCTAATTCAAATATTTCTCCAGCATATCTCATATCAACAACACCATGCATAGCTTCGTGACATTTTACAATCCCATCAACTATATCGTCTATGTGTGTAAAATCTCGCCTTTGTTCTCCATCACCTGTAACTGTAAGTGGTTTACCCTCACGATATTGTTTTTCAAAAATCCCTATTACAGTAGCATAAGTTCCACTTTCTAACTGATGAGGACCGTATACATTATAAAACCTACAGATTGTTGTTGGTAAATCATAAACTTTACCGTAAAGTTCACACAATTGTTCCCCACCAAACTTAGACCAAGCATACGGACTACCCCACAATCCGTGATGAAAAGAACTAGAACCAGCAAAAACAAGAGGACATTGTTTACCTCTAGCCCACTCTAATATATTAAGTGTGCTATCAAAATTATTTTGAATAGCAGTTACTGGATCTTTGATAGACGGTTGTATTCTAGCAAGTGCTGCTAAATGAAATATTGTATCTGGTTTTTCCATAAAAAAATCATAGTCATAAACATGACATAAATCCACATCAAAGTATTGAACATTTTTATGTTTTATCTCGTTACTTTTTTTACCAGTTGAATAATTATCTAAACACACGACTTTATGGTCATCAGCCAACAATCTCTTTATTAGGTTTGTTCCTACGAATCCAACTCCACCTGTAACTATTATTTTCATTTCAAAATCTCTGAATATTTTTTATTCTGCTCCATTTGTCTATCTATTGTTTTTGGGTGAATAATAGAATATTTTTGTTCCATTGGTAAGTGAGCATAAGTTTGAAAACCTGTTATCATCTCGTGAACTGGCCTCTCCCAACGAATATTTGGTCTGTTACGAAAAACACGACCTTGCCAGTCGGGATAATTTACCCAACCTTTTTCATTTACTTGCCAACGCCAATAACGAATATGTTCCTCTGTTAAACCCTCTACAGTATTTATTCTAGGCAAGTAAATTAAATCAACTTGATTACCCTCTAATATCTCATGAATATCCTTCATAAACCAGTGAGATATTAATTCATCCGCATCTAAATTAAAACTGTAATCACCTGAACACATATTTTTTAAGTAGTTCTTTTGTGTGGCAAAATCACCTAAAAGATTTCTTTGCTCAAAAACTATGTTTTGAGTGGACACATAAAAATCTAAAATTGATTTAGTTTTTTTATTATCGGAGAAGTCGTCAAGTATTACAATTTCATCTTGTGGTTCTTTATATTTAACCAAACAATCTAATAGCTTTTCAAGACTATCTGTTTCATTGTGAACTAATATAGAATAACTAATTTTCATTAAATAAATTCTGAATTTATCTGTGTAACCTTTAATGATGACAATTTAGTAAGTTTATATGACCTATATGCTTGCTTAAAATACTTATCAGCTGATATGATGTCACTATAAAATCTATTAGGTGACATAGCACTTCTTTTCTTTGAATTAGATATTTGAATACGAAAATAATCTTCTTTTAAAGATAGTAGATTTTCAACCTCGTCTATCTCAGTTTTTTTAAAGTCAGTAACTTGAAATAATTTTTTTAATTTAGTTGGATTAAGATAATTTAAATTTAGTCCATCTAAATTTTTATTTTTTTTATTATTATTTAAAAAAAGAAGTATAGGTCTTGAATCAGTTACACCTTGCTCTGAATAATTAAATGTAAGTATCATACCAGGTAATAACCTACTAGCAGCAATAGTTTGAATAGATTTAATTATTCTTCTGTTGTTGTATCTTGTGGCCAATTAACTTCTCCAATTTTTCTACCATTTTAAAAGCATCAGCAAATGATGGTACTTTGACTTCAGTTTTAGGATCAACATGAGCAAAAATTCTCCATTTTAATTCACCCTCTTCAACCATAGGAACAACATTATAATTTTCTGTTGTAAACACCGATGGTGCCCAATATCTACCCTTATCTGTTTCGACACATACATCTTTAAAATCTTTAGGAAAGGGTTGTATATGAGTTTTCATATTACTATTTGAAGCATATCCACAGGCTAAACACTGCATATTCTGTTCGTTATCACCCAATAAAACCATAGACTCCATTATCTCACCACCGACAATAGAACAATCAGAACCATTATTTGGACATTTAACTCTTAATACAAAGTCTTCCACTAAGTTACCTTTTTAAGTTTTGGTAATTTTATTTTAGGTGCTGTTGTTTTACTCTCTCCAACTTTTTTTAACTTAGGTAATTTTAAGCTAACTGGTTTTGGAATTGAATCTAAAGCCCCATCCAAAATTTTATTAAATTCTTTTGCCATAGCATTTAATGAAAACTTTCGTCTATTATTTTTACCCAAACGAGTAGCTTTCTTTTGTATCAGTTTTCTTTTCTTATGAAAAGTTCTAATCTTTCTAACTACATCACCTTCATTTACATTGAACCACTTTGAAGGCTCTATAAGAATCGGTGGCCAAAGAGCAGACTTTGGAACTTCCTTTAAAAAACCAGTCATCAATAATGATTCAGAATCAGTTAAAAAATCAAGATGTCCACTCCAATTTGTAGCGATAACAGGTAAGTCACAACAACTTGCTTCTAACATTGGTCTTCCAAATCCCTCTCCATGAGTACAGGTAATAAAAGCAGCAATTTTAGGATGATTGTAAAGAGTTGACATTTCCTCAATTTTAAAATCACCGTGTATCAAATAAACACTTGGTAAATCAACGCCCTTAAACATATCTTTAACTTCTTGTATCTTTTTCTTTGTTTCATGTTTATCAAGAATACTAAAATTAGCTCCATTGGTCTTTAAAACTAACGCCGGAGGATTTGATATATTCGCAAACGACTTAAAAAATGATTTGATTAATACACCTATGTTTTTTCTATCTTCACCAAAACCACCCTTATTCCATTGTCCAACATGAAGATAAGCAAAGTCCTCTTTAATTAGATTATTAAGTTCTTCATACAGGTCTTTTTCTAATTCGTGTTTTTTCTTAGGATAATAAATATCAGTATCCACTCCTTCAAACAAAACATGAATAGGTTTATCGTTTTTTACAATACCAACTTTAACCTTTTGTCCATCAGGCCTCTCTTCCATTTTATCATAGGTACATTTTTTAAATGTAGCTGCTGTGAACTTTGAAGGCACTATATTTAAACTCATTCTATTCATACCCTCTAAAAACTCTGGCGAAACAACATCAGTTTCAACACCAGCAGTTATACCAATATTTACCTTTGCTCCATTCGCAAACTCGTTAGGTATTCTAACATCTATAAGAACATCAGGCTGACCTTGTATTTTATCTTGAGTTGTAAAACAATCTAACAACCTTTTATGTCTCAACACATCTGGTCTCAAATGATTTCTTGGGGTGCTACCCCATCTAACATCAAGACATTTAATATCTAAATCTTCCCTATGTATAATAGAATAAAATATAGAACGAGCATGGTCACCATAACCACTACGAGTGCTAAAAGGTGCAATCATTAATACTGATTTTTTCATACTGCCTCCAAGCTATATCTTTTTTTAGGTATCCAATTTTCAAAAGCACCATTCATAGACTTAATAAAATTTTGTCCCATAACTTTTGCCGTCAATTGATTTTTTTCACAAAATTCTGTGCCTAACGCACCAAGTCTTTTTCTTTCACTCCTACCCATATCATATAATTTTCTTAAATGCACAGCAGCATCCTCTGGTTTACATCTATCATCCCAAATATAAGGTGTCGGAATAGAACCTTGTAAAGATCGATTCGAAGGATAAACTGGAAAAGCCCAATCACCGTGTTCTTTATATACTCCCTCATGATTTGAACCTAACTCTACATAATCTTCGGGTGTTAAATATTTACCATTTTTCTTAAATCCACATTGGTCTTGTAATCCACCTGTAACATTTACAATAATTGGTGTTCCAACAGTCATCGCCTCACAACTACCTAAACCAAATCCTTCATTACTAGCTAAATTAATATAAACATCAGCAGAGTTAAATAATGTATTCATTTCTCCATCATTAAAAGCCCTATTATCGGCATCATAAGAAAAACAAATATCATAATCAGGTATAAGATGTTTTTTAATTCTAGGTAAATCTGTACCATTTTCATCTTTAGGAGTACAATGAAAAATAAGGACACACTCTTTTTGTTGTTCAGTTGTTAATTCATCCATAAAATATTTGTAAGCAAGTAAAACATCACCTGGTTGTTTTCTTCTGATGTTTCTATTACTATAAAGTATCTTAAACTTTTTATCGGCCATACCATGTTTAGCATCAAAATCAAAAATTTTAACATCATCATCTTCCATCTTGAAAAACCTTCTAGAAGAAATACCGTGTGGAACATATGTTATTTGCCAATCTTCATACTTTGGTAATAATCTTTTATTAATACCGTAAGTTTGTTTGGATATTCCCATCAATAAATCAGAACTCTTGTAGTAGTTTGTATTGTACTGTGGATCTGGTAAATCGTCCCAAATATTGTAATAAAATATTGGCATAGTTTGTCTGATTTCAGCTTCCATATTATAAAACCAAATCCAAAAACGAGGATCTGTATAATGAAGAATAGCATCAGGTTTCTCCATTTCAATAACTTCTCTTAATATGTCCTCATTACCATACCCATCAACAGGAAATATTTTTAGGTAACCATTCTTGATACCAAAATCATCGAGTCCTTGTGACATATCAATAATTTTACCTTTTTCAGGATGATTTATAGCACCACCTATCTGAACCCAATCGTATTCATTCAATGTTTCGAATACAATGTCTTTAGATACAGTAGCGACTCCACTATGCATCCTCAAGTCATCTGACATTAGTAATATTTTTTTCTTAGCCATTTATAAGTTTCCTCGTATCATCTCCACTATAATCTTTTGGAAAATATTTGTTTAAAACACTTAATTTATCATCATATTCTGCTATTACTGCCAACTCTTTTTCAATTGTCTCCATTATGTCAGGATGTTCGGCAACACCTACTCTATTTTGTAGTAAGTTTTCAACATTCATACGATGTTTTTCAATCTCTCCTTCAAAATTAATCTTACAAGCTCTTATTAGTTCATATCTCATTAAAACTGACTCCCACTCGTGTAAAGTTTATCGTAACTTTCAATTTTTTCTCTAATAGAGTTGTCGTGGATATATTGATGAACAGACCTATTTACTAGCTTTTGTAAATTCATAGATGTATTAACAGTTTTGAACTTAAATTGTTCATATAATGATTTAATTATTTTGACAGAAGTTAATTTTGTTAAATTATCTTTTTTCATAACCTTTTCCTTATTGTTATAACTCGTATATATAAATATATAATTTAATCAATAACAATAGTTTTTTTTCCAAACTTTTTAGCATAATTTATTGTTGACATAGAACCTTTAGCAACATCACCTCTTGGTATAAACGCCACAACATATTCTGAATGGATGGCAATCTGTTTATTACGAGCAAAAAAGTTTTTGACACTATATGGTTTACCATAATTTCTTTCGTGTAATGGACAATAAAGATTGTGTGCTTTGTGTGCTGGTGGATATTCCTCATATTGTAAACCCAACTCAAGAGCATATTTTTTAGCATAAAAGTCAGCGCCCTTACTCGCACCGCCACTAACTATTATTGTATCTAAACCTTTTTCTGTTTTTAACTTAAAGATAAACTCTTTTATCTTCTTTCGGTTTTCGTATATACGACTACCTACAATTCCTACCTTTAAAGGATTTTCCCCCATTTACAATGCTCCGTATCATAAAATTCACAAAACTTACATACCTTACCTGGTTTTGCAGCGTAAGTTCTCTCTAACAAATAGTTTCCACTCTTGTCAAATACATCAGTTCTAAACTCTTCAAACTTCTTCATAGTCTTATTAATACTTGGAACTCCGTTTGCTGGCTCAAACTTCTGTAACCTTGTTATTGGAAAATCAGGATTTTTTGCTATCTTTCTTTTTAGTATTAAGAAGTAGACATCAATCTTGTCTAAGGAAACATCAAACAATTCAGAGTAAAACTTTTTGTAAATTAACAACTGAGACTTTTTGTTGAAGTCTTTCTTTTGAAAGTCTGTCCAACCACGAGTAGCAGTTTTTAAGTCAATTATAACAATTCTACCAGATATTTTGTTCCTTAATACGACATCTAAAAAACCCATCATTTGTACACCCTCTTGAACATCTTTTAAAATAGGAAACTCTATACCGACCAATTCCCAATTCTGTTTCATAAAATATTTATTACGATACTTTCTGAAATGTTCTAATATTGCAACACCATCTTGATAAAACTCCATCATTTCATCTTGGTTACAAGGCAACACTTTTTGACTTTCTTTTATCTTTGTAAACTCTGTAACCATTTCTTCTTTCAATCGAGACTCCATATCAAGTTTATCCGCCGCAACAATAGATTTGTTATACATTACCGAAAGATATTCTTGAATTACAGTATGCATCGCTGAACCAAAAAGAGTGTGTATGTTACCAACAAATACTCCTAATTTATCGATATAACGAAGTTTCCATTTAAGGTTACAATCGTTGTAAGTGCTAAACTGACTATGTGAAATGTGAGCCATTATATTATCTCGTCAATCATCCCATATTTCAAACAAGTTTCAGCGTCCCACATTAAATCGTGCTTTAGTATTTCATCCAACTTTTTCATAGGTAGTTTTGTGTATTGTTTGTAAATATTTTTTATAGATTTCATCATCAAATCAAGGTTTTGTTTTTCATCCTCAAAATTAGAGTATGTACCCCAAAAACCAGTTGACAATTGATGAATTAACATATAAGAGTTTCTACTCATGAACCTTTTCGTACCAACTACTGTCATAAAAGTAGCAGCACTTGCTGAAAACCCATCTACATAAGTCCACACAGGTACTTTACACCTTATAATTGTATCCATTGAAGCAATTCCACTTACAATTGTTCCACCACCAGAGTTTATTAAAAGTTTTATAGGTGGTTTTTCAATATCAAGAGTGTTGGATAAGGTAAGTGCTTTAGTTTCCAATTCACTTACTTTTTTGTTCAACTCACTACAAGCATTTCTATTTACACTCGAATAAAAGTAAATTTTATTATCTTGAACTGATATGTGTTTTTCAACGACTTCACCAGCAGTTTTCCTAATTGGTTTTACTTTTTTTTCACCCCAATATCTCTCCATCACTTTCCCCATTTTCCTCTCCCTACAATCGTTGCCATTATTCCATAGTTAGATACATCAAGATAAGCGTCCTCTAATGGCTCATCTTTAACGGCTGATTTTCTGTTGTTCATTAATAGTGTTTTTACTCGTTGTAATTTATCATTCATACGAAACCACAAACCTGTAAGAGATAGTTTTATCTCTTCTGGTGTTTGTAACTGTGTCCCAACTGAGATATTACCTGGACCATAATCGTGTTGTTTGTGAAGAAATAATTTATATTGTTCCCTTTGAATTTTTTTAAACTCTTTAGTCATTTCTGGCCATTCCCTTTCCATCTGTGAAATAACTGATGAACCATTCATTCTTCTTTCTACATCATCAACAGGATCGATAACTTTAATGTCTAACTCTCTTTCTTTTATATTCATAACTTTACCTATTTTATTGTTAAATGTGATAATTGTAATATAATGATAATAACTGATAAAAACAAGCTTATTATTGTTCTTGTATCAGGTACTTCATTTAGTAAAATCCATGTTAATAAACCAAATGTCAATGTGCCAATCCCAAATCCGATTGGACGAACATACCAATAATTTCCAAAATACTCATAATACCATTTAGTCCCATAAAAGAAAAGAATACTTATTGGTATACCACCTAATATAATCCACCACCAGGTTTTAGCCCATTCATATTTAAATTGACCTTGCATATGAAACCAAGCCCATATATGACCTAAAAGAGAAACTGCAATTGCCATCCAAACCTTACTCATAATTTCTCCAATAATTTTCAAATTCATTTTTTGATTTAAACAAATTATCTTTTTCTTCGATAATACTTTTTATTTTTTTGATTGAGCCTATGTTTGTTGTGTTACCACTCCCAGGTGTTCTAGATGCTACTCTCCATTTTTCTGTAAAAAATATTTCTATATTCGAAATAGTATTTTCCTCTCTATTGTAAAGTATACCAAACACAAAATGTTCTTTATAAGAATCATAAGGATAAACAGTATTTTTACAACTCATAGTGTCTCTAAAGTATCCTTTATAAGTGCCTAATGTCATACCATTAATTACATCATCGTTTTTTTTGTATGAACTTTTTTCATCAACAGCATAAATGTCACCAGTTTTATTACACTTTAAAGTAACATCTGGATATTGATTTTGTTTTTTAGCAAATTCAATTGTATAATTATTTTCTTTACAAAACTTTTTCCAAACATTCTCTAATTGTGTCTCAAATAATTTACTAATTACTTTTGTATCAATTGGTATTTGAAAATTATTACCATAACAATCAACCAAACCATTACTTAAAGTCCATTTACCATCATGAGATAAGACCTTATGAAATGTATTTAAATTTTTATTGACTAGTTTTTTTAACAAATTACTCACTTAACTCCCATTTTTTTTATTTCTTTATCAGATTTACCATATTTTTGTAACAAAGATTTTAACTCATTTGTTGTCATTAATTTAAAATATTCACCGGCTTGTAACTTACTAACCTCAAAATACTCTTGTATGAAAGGGACAACTTTCTCGTTCACTTTTGTTTTTTTACCACTAAGATACCTTAGAAAAGTTTTCTTATTTGGAAGTAATGAACAATAGAACTTATAGACAGCAGAATGTGGCATTACCTCTATTGTTAGTTTTTGAAAATGATTTACAATCGGTAGATAATCATTGTTCATACTTAAGTAACGATTTACCATAAACGGACTAAACTTCTTTTGTTCTTCCTCTGAAAAACTATCCCAAGGTCTTTTCTTAGTGAATAGTTCGTCTATCCACTTAAATAAGTTCATCTAATTCCTGTAGTGGTAGCATCTCTCCACAATTTCCACAATTGAAAACTTGGATTGGAGCGATAACTTCTTTACCAGTAGGTGACACAATAGCAGATATTTTCTTTATGACATAACCTTGTATGAAAACTGGATTTTCACATTTCTGACAAACCATAGTTTCGGCGTCTTGTAAGTCAACCTTCACTTGTTGTTGTGGTAATGGTTTCATTGGTTTCATTGTCATTTTATAATCTCCTTAATATATTAGCAATAGTAGCCATAAAATTTATCTCTTTATCAACTACTAACACATCTTGATAAGCACCGTTTGATATATCTACAATAACTTCTGGTAGTTTATCAACTGATATATTTTCTACTTCATCATACAAAAAACGATATAGCTCTGTGTAATCTGTAAAGTTACTGTCAGCCACAAACTTACGAATAGTTCTTAAGTCAACACCATTTTGTATCATCTCTAAGAACTGAAGTTTGAACTCATTATGTAACATTCCATCTTTGTCTATTTTTAACTGACCATCAATCGCCTGTCTTTGTAAGTCGTTAATAACTTTTCTTAAGTCAGGATAACCAGCAGTTACAACAAGTGCCAAATCATCTAAATCAAAAGAGATATTCTCTTTTTCCAAAATATACTTAGCGTGAACAGCGACATCTTTCTTTGATGGTGGAATAATCTTATAGGTTTGACATCTACTCTGAATCGGGTCAATAATCTTCTCGACATAATTACAAGTCAAGATGAACCGACAATGAGCAGAGAAAGTCTCCATAAGATTACGAAGAGCCGGTTGAGCTGAATTAACATTAAGATAATCAGCCTCATCCAAGATTACGATTTTATTTGGTTTGAATCCAACAGAAGAAGCAAAGTTCTTTAGCTTGTCCCTAACCAAATCTATGTTTCGTTCATCCGAAGCATTAATATAGAGATAGTCACATTCAATAGCGTTTACGATAATCTTGGCAAGGGTTGTTTTACCCCCACCGGCTCTACCATATAATAATAGGTGTGGAACATTTTGTTCTTCTATAAACCTCTCGACTTTTGTCTTAAGAGTTTCATTACCAACATATGTATCTAATGTCGATGGACGATAACGCTCCACCCATAATCCATGTGAACTCATATTAAACCTGCTGTGACACTAAGTAATATTTTACATTGAAGTCATCAATACTAAACTCAATATGAGCAAGTCCTTTATCACTAATCTGTAAAACAGCTTTAGAACATTCTTTGTTTGCATTCAGAACTTCCTTAAACAAGTTAGCATTGAAAACAATAGAATCAGTTAGATTAACTGCTCCACTTTGAGCTTTTATACTAATACGATTCGAGTTGATGTCACTAAAACCGATGACGAACTCTACACCACCATCAACTGATTTGACAGCAAAATGTTCTACATCAGCAAGAGCACTTTTACCACGAATAAAAGAATTTATAAACTGAGTGTCAATATTAATAAGAGTGTTAAACTCAGGAACATTTTTCATTTCTGGTACATCAGGAATAACACCAATAGCAGCAAGCACATAATCAACTGAAATATTATTATCAGTAAAGTGAAACGCCACAGGTTGCTCCTCATCTGATGGTGATTTGATTAAATCAAAATCTACTTTATCAGCAAGCGTTGCCATCATTTTTGATAAAAGAGGTGTATCATAAACACCAACTTCAAAGTTTGGTAAACTCTGTTTACTTAATGTTAATTCACCCAAAAGACTCTTATCTGGTGATATAAAACGAGTAGAAAGTGTGTCGCCATTTGACTCCCACTTAACTGAATTTATACTACCACCAAGATTGTACTTTTGGATAAAGGTATCTAATGTGATTTTATTCATTATTATTATTCTCCATATTATTATTTAATTTACGAATTATTTGTTTAAATGTCAAGTTAAAAAAACTTTTCAATTGTATTTTTTTTGTCTACTGGCATATCCCAAGACATAGCATCATAAAACATTTTTATCTTCTTACTTAATGCCTTATCAAATAGTTTGTCTCTATCAACATACTTGTTAATAAAATCAATGATTTGTTGAGGATCATCATAACCTTTATAAGCAATCCCATCAATATTGTAAGGATTCGTCTTAAGATAAACCCAACGAACTTTATTACCATTTGAAATAGGTTCGTGATTTGTAGTTTTGAAATGTTTTAGTAAGTCATTATATATAACCGAAGCTTTGGTGTGTACTGGCGAACCTTTCTTCATAGATGTAAACATTGTCTTACTATCAAAACCACCTTTTGATTTATCAACATACTTAGTCATACCCTTAACACCTGTTGGAAGAGCAATCTTATCTAACTCTTCGTTTTCTAGGTTTTTCTTAAAGTTAAGAATAAACTCATCAATCTTTTCTTTAGGCACTTTAGCAAGAATAGCTTTAAGAACTTTAGTCATAAAATCACGAAATGCTGGGGGAAATGAACTCCGAACAATATCCAAACCTTTTACATCAAGTTTTTCTACCTCTAAACCAGCATCATTAATAATCCATTGACCATATCGTTTTTTAGTAACCCAAAAAGCAGACTTAGCAATCAACTCTTGTTTAATCTCAAATCTATGGTTACTTCTAATATTTAGAAAATTATTACTAAAGTAATCATAGGATTTATTAATATAATCTTGAACCTCACTAGCAATATCAAGTATTTGTTCGGTCATAAACTTATCATCTGTCACATCAGCATTTGGTATTCTATTTTTTACAAGAGGAAGAGCAGAGTAGAAAACTGAGTCTGTATCTGTATAAATACAATAATCTTTATCATCTTTAAGTATTTTGTTGTAGTAACTATTAGCAATCTTCTCCGTAAACTGAATTAGCTTTTGACCAGTCGTTGTCGTTCCTTCGGCATTGTCTATATCATAAAACCTAAATACTGTCAATCCCAAAACGCCGTACAGACTATTTAGAAGAATCTTTTGCACCAACTGTCTTCTATCAAAATATCCATGTAGTTCATCATTACCCTCTTGTCCATACTTCTTTGCCAGTTTCCTATACTCTACTCTTTCATTAAACCATTTCTCAAGTATTGCTGGTATAACACCCTTTTTGGACAAATCATACAGAACACCGTTAGAAGAAATGGATACATTATTTTTATTAAAAAAATCTTTTAACTCACCACTTGTAAAAGTTCTAATAACTTTTTTACCTTTGTTTACTGTGTAGTGTTTATCAATACCTTTTATAAATTCTTCCGCATCCCAACCATTTATCTTACCTATTTTAGTTTCTGGCGACATATTCAGAGACATAATGATACTCGGATACATAGATGTTAAATCTAAATCAAACACCCAATCGTATCTACCTGGTATTGGTGCTTTTACATAAGCACCAGCAAACCTACCCTCAGAACCATCGTATGTTACATCAGCACCCTTACTCGGAGCAACTAAACTTAAACTACGAAGATAAACTAACATGGCACCTTCAATGTAACGAGAACTAAAGTAAACCTCTTCATAAGGTATCCTACCTAAATGTGATACAGCACGAGCCAAGTCCAAGAGTTTAAACTTTTGGTCAAGTGCTTTAACTATCTCAACATCGTTTAGATTATATTCAATAAACTTATCAATATCATTTTTGTATAGGTCATCTAATGTTCCCTCATACTCAACCTTACCCAACCCTACCTCTATTGTTCCGATATGGTCTAAACGATAACTTGATTGTTGTGTGTATGTAAACTTTCTATAAAGGTCTAAATAATCCAAAGAACTAACACCAGCAATTCTGTACATCTTTTTGTTAGGATTATATTTTACGATTTGAATTGGTGATAGAGCATTAGCAAACTCTTCACCTAAAACTTTTGAAAGACGATTATATAAATAAGGAATGTCAAACCCATTTGTATTCCAACCAGTAACAACTGTTGGTTTTACATCTATCCAATATTTTAGAAACTCTTGTAATAATTGACTTTCGGTGGAATAAAAACGAATATCAACTTCATCCTTGATATTATCTTGTCCCTCTCCTAAAACATAAACACGATACTTTTCATCATATTTAGTATACATAGCAATTGAGGTAACTTTATTATTTGCCTTTGATGGTTCTGGAAAACCATCAGTAACTTCTACCTCAATATCAAAAAATAATTCTTTATGTTCTTTTGATGGTTCATCAGAATCTTCATATCTATCTAAAAGAATACGAGTTTCCAATGGAACATCAGACTCAAATACACGACCAGTCTTGAAGTCTTCCTCTGTCCAATATGTAACTTTCTTTAGCTTGTCCCCATAAATAGAACGATATGTGCCACTCCCATCACGCACATAAGCATAATTTTTAAATATAAAGTTTTGATAACCAGCAACATCATCCCAAAGATGAACTTCTACTTGATTACCACCCCTTTTTTCACACCAAATATTTTGGTAAATAACCTACTCCCATACTATACTTGATTCTAAATCACCATACATTAACAAACTATTTAAGATTAACTCATCGTTATCTGTCCAATTTTCATCGTGGTCTTCCCAATAAACCTCACCTGTATCATAGTTATATATTTGCTCGACATCAACATCACCATCAACATAATCCCACACAACAGATAAATTATTTATATCATTTATCTCTTGTTGTGAAATACCATTTAAAACGCCAGCTTCATTTAATAATCCAAGAAGTGTAATCTCCCTAACATTAGTTCCCAACTCAGAAACTCCTATTAAGTAATCACTACCATAAATTGACTCTTTCATTATACATACTCCGGATGACCATTCATAGCGGCATCAAATTCTGCTTGTGCTTTTGGATTATCAAATACAATTTCATCATCTAACATATAAGTAGGAAGCAAACCTTCCTTATCAAACCACTCCAATACTAAATCAAAATCCTCTTCTGATAAATGAGTGAACCATTCTTTATCACAATCCACAACATTTATAGGATCGTCAGGATCAAATGAACCATCGGCCATTATAGACATAGTATCGCCAGTTGATGTATTAAATACACAACCAACAGAGTCCAATATCTTAATATGACCAAGATTATTTTCTTCTGTTAGATTTTCTTTTGTGAATAAAAACATTTATTTTTCCTTTTCTTTACATATAAAGCTACTAATAAAATAGTATATAAGTCAAGCATTTTTTTGGAAAAATGGGGGCAAATAAATGCCCCCAAATTTAACCATTTTAGAAATTAACAGAAAGTCCTAAGTTGTAGCTTCTTGGTGTTCCAAGAAATACTTCAGCGTTATGAGCAGCGTGAACTTTATCACCATACCCATTGTACCTACTGTTATCAACTGCATCTTGAATAAAAACATCATCAAGAGCGTTAAAGACATGACCACTAATAGTCATATCCAAACCAGCAATCTCTGGTAACTTATAAGATAAATGTATGTCTAACTTACCATAAGATGGAGTTTTCCATACTTGCTCTCTATCAGCATCACCTTCAACCTCACGAGAGTCAGGACTCCAATCAGCATAATGGTCATCATACCATCTATAAAGTCCTTGTAGACTCAATCCCTTGATTGGTTTCAATGTAAGTCCACCAACATAAGCAGTTTGTGGCATATCACCAACTTTTAGATTATTTAGAGCATACTCATACTCAGTAGAAGTTTGTCCAATGATTTGACCATCATCGTTGTATTCCATCTCTGTATAGTCGCCTACAGCGTCTCCATCAAAATACCAATCACCTTTACTGAATGCTACATCTAAATCAACCATTTCGTGTAGTGCAACTTTAGCCTCAACCTCAACACCACTATGACTTTGGTTTACACCAGTCAAGTAAATAATGTCGGTATCACCTGAGTCACCTTGTCCAGTTGTAACGGACTTGGTTAGGTTTCTGTCTTTCCATTGAGTATTGTAGTAACTACCTTTGACAGCAACTAACTCACTTCTGTATTCACCACCTATTTCATTAGAAATGAATTTTTCATTATCAGGATCAGAAGATACATTACCATCGTAATCAATCACATTATCCAAGATTGGTGGTTTCTGAACATATCCGATATTAGCAAATGCTGATAGTCTATCATCAAGATTATATCTACCACCACCTTTTACTTGAAAGGTTGTGATGGATGGAGCTTCAACTACGGTTGTGTTCTTCTTAGTGGCATCATCAGCATCAGTAGCAAAATGGTCAAGATAAGAATATCCAATAGTAGATACACCACCCATACCATAAAGGTTGAACTTGGCTATGTCGTATTTACCTTGTACAAAAGCACCAAACCAATCAACAGTTGTTTCATTGTGATAAGCAATTATATCACCCAAACCAACTTTCTTACCATCAGGTGCGTTGTCATCGGCAAAGTCTACATAGTAGTCCCCACCAAGTAAATCACGAACTTCTCTAGCGTGTTCAATACCCGCAGTTCTCCAATCAATACCAACTTGAACTTCCAAGTCATCATTCACATCATAGTTTAACTTTGAAATTAAACCATAAGTGTTCTGTCTATTGATTGAATTACGAAGAATACCAGTTGAACGATTTTCAGTATCAGACCAAGCAGAATCTACATTAGCAGAGTTCTGAGCAATCTCTCCATCCCAATCCCACATCCAAGGTGAGCTAGCCCACCAGTTGTTTCCTTCAATAGCAGGTTTTCTACTGACACTACCATAAGTGCCTGTACCACCACCTGAACCACCAGACCAATATAATACAGATGATAAACTCATATCATTATTTATATCGTAAAAGTGATTTAGGTTTACAAGTGGTTTATGAAAGAAGTTTTCTCTTTCATTCAACAGATTTGAATTGTATCTGTCGGTTGTTCTCGCTCCATACATATACCAGTATTGTTGTCCTTTATAGTCTGAACTAACAGGAGCCCAATTCTGATTAAAAAACCTTCCAGCTTCATATTCAAACTTATTACCAGTGACATAAGCTGAATCATCGTATCCACCGATACTACCAGCCAAGTCTTGTGAATAAGTTGCTATGTTCTGTTTATACAGGTTTTGACCATGACGCTGTGGAGCACCAATGGCGTATAACTCAAATCGTTGGTCATCACTTACAGCATAACTCGCTCCCGCGTAATATGCCCAAGCATCTGTCCAAGTTCCATCAATTAAACCATCACCAGTTTTACGAACTATCGTTCCACTTAGTGCCAGTTTATCACCTATTAGACCTGTGTTATAGTTGATTGTTGTTTTCAAGAAACCATTTACGCCAGTTTCTTGTTTGAATTTACCACCCTTATCGTGAGCAGCAGGATCGGTGATTATGTTCATAGTTCCACCAATTGATGGTGTAGCAAGATTAACAGCCGATAGACCTCTTTGCATCTGAATGGAAGAAGTAGCATCTCCTACCCCATCCCAATTAGACCAATAAACCCATCCGTTCTCCATATCATTTTGGGGAACACCATTTATCATGACGGCTACATTTCGTTGGTTGAATCCACGAACATTGATACGAGCATCACCCGCACCACCACCTTGTTGTGTAGCATATACTGATGGTGTAGTGTTAAGAATCATTGGAATGTCTTGTGAACCAAGACGAACTTCCATTTCCTCTTTACTAACATTAGTATAAGCAACAGGTGTTGTTTCATCAGCACGAGAGGCCAAGACCTCAAGAGCTGACATTGTAAGTGCACCGACTTCTAAAACAAAGTCTAGACCTACATTTTCTTCACCCACCACTATATCTTTTGATAATGATGAGTACCCAATGAAAGAAGCTGTAATTGTATAATCACCAGAACCTCCTGGTAGGTCTATAAAATAAGAGCCATCTTCTAAAGATGTAGCCCCTAAATCAGTACCCTCTACTATTACATTTGCTCCCATCAAAGGTTTACTTCCATCACTTACAATACCTGACACTCCTTGTCCAAGAAGAACAATTGGTGTTAGAAATGTTAGTAACGAAAGTAGTAGATTACGCTTGTTCATTCGCGTTCTCCTCGTTGTTCATTAATGAAAGGACACATTTTTCTACAGGTGTGTCGTCTGCCTGTCCGCAAAGTCATCTCCAGGATTCCATTGACAACCTGTCAATCCTCCTGCTTGTAATGCTTTTAAGGTTCTAAATACTTCATCCGCACTTCTTCCTGTATCTAACTCGTTACAAGAAGCGTGTCTGACAACATCATTTTCATCAAGAATAAAAGTTGCCCTTAAACAAACACCAGCCAAATTATCAACAACTCCTACCTCTGAAGATAATCTCAAACCACAATCAGCTAATAATATATGTTTTATTTTTGATAATTCTTGATGTTGTTTTTTCCAAGCTATTTTACAATATTCATTATCTCCACTTATACCAAACACAATAACCTCATCACTAATACTATCCATAGCAATAATTTCAGTAGGGCAAATAAAAGTAAAATCTTTAGGATAAAAATATATAACCTTCCATTGACCATGATAATTTGTGCTATCAATTTGTACTATCTCGTCTTTATCAACCCCATCAAGTTTAAAATTTGGAAATATTTCGTTTACTCCAATCAAACTATTTTTCTCCCTCAGAAATTGATGGTATTTCACAACTATCATTATTACAAAATTTATCTACATCTGCTTCTTCATTTTTTATAACACCGAAAGACAACTTACCTAACTTACTCAATTCCTTATTATATTCATCCTCATCTATTGCTTCATATGGCATCTGTTTATACGCACCATAGTCGTGTCTTGGTAATAAACTAATACCTTTCAAATGATATTGATAATAATTTAGAGCAGGAGCAATTTGGTCTGCCTCTGTTTCAGGATTAAATGTAACCGTGCAACTTACTTGGTTGTCTGCCCAATGTCGTTGTAAAAACGCAGCTAACGAGAATTGTTCCCATATGGAGAGTTCAGAAGCAGTTCTGATTCCTTCTCCCACATCTACGGGCACTTCGACAACCATAGTAGTATCTTCTGAACCAAAAGCTGGTTCTAAATTATATCCAGCCTTTTTTAAAGGTTCTAATAATTCTGAATGTTTTGATAACCTTATTCTTCTTATATAAAATCTTGATTCGGGATAATGAAGACCTGGTGTAGCACCAGCTAACAATGATACAGTTCCACTCGGTTTCACACTTGTAGTTTTAATTGATTTTGGAACAGCAAACCAATCTGAATATATTTTATCCCAATCTTGTATGACATCATACCCATCATTCAACCATTCTTTAAAGTTATCTAGTCCTCTGTTAGTAACAAATTGAGCAACTCCACTAACACTACATCCTATTCTTCTATTTCTTAACATTACTCGATTTGTATCCGACCAATGTGTTTTACCAAGAGTTACTGTTTTAGCATAAAGGTAAGCATACTTCAAAGTCTTAGCATAATCATCAAAATCATCATGATTGTTTGGGAATGTTTCTACTAAACAACATAACTCATAGGACTCTAAAGATTGCTCTAAACAAGGATTACCACCTGCAACTCTATGGTCTTTATTGTCTCCACCATTTTTCATACGAGAGTATTTTCTCATATTATGTAACCAAGCAAATCCAGGCTCACCATTGTCTACAATTCTTTTAGCGGCCTCTGTGTAATCCATACCTAACTCTGCGAATATACTATTATTTGATGTCCAACCATAAGTTTCTCTATGTGGATTTACTTTATAATTTTTTAAATCTAAGTATTCTTCGGAGTGTGAATCTCCAAATACAATTTCGGCAGTTCTTCTAACATTACCAGCAACAACACATTTTCCTATTAGATTCATAATATCAACAATTGTGGTTACTGTTATTGGTTCTCCACTATTTTTTTCTAATACTTTTCTAATATCCTCGTGCACCTCTAATAATGGCTCATGTCCACTTGACACTCCACCAAAACCTTGAATTGGCTCACCTGCTGGTCTAACCTTTGAGTAATTAAATTTAATTGGAGCTTGACCATGAAAGTAACTTTCTAATAACAGTTTAAGTGATTCCACCCAACCTTCTCGTGTATCTGGTATCTCGTATACTTGTTTATCTCTATCTTTTTGTACACCTTTTATTACTATCTCTCCAGCACCTTTTGTATCAAACCCAACACCAACACCCAACATACTAGCATCCATAAGGAAACAGAAAGGTTTAGCATAATCTTCTTTTATTGTTTTTGTTGATACAAAGGCACAATTGTTTAGGGCGGCATATAATCCCTTTTTCTCTGTGATAGGCGTTCCCATCGCCCACAGACCGCGACCAGGAGGCAAGAACTTCATAGTAAAAATACGCTCGTACATATCTTGAGCACTTTTTTGAGCTTGCCACGGATTCCACCCTAATTGATGTGATTCAATCCAATTCATTTGCATTGAATAAGTTCCTTCAACTACACGCTGAACAGTTTCCCACCATCTTTCGTTTTTTCCATCTTCTTTAATTCTTGAATAAGTTCTCATATAAACCAATTCACCAAGACCATTAAAACCAAACGGAGCTTTTTTTCTTTTGTATTTATTGATAAAATTCTCCGATAGAACAAACTTCTTACTCATAAACTTTTTTTCCTCATGTTAACGATATTATGTGATAGGACACAAACATAAATATTAACAACCATCTCTTAATTCTTTTTAAATACAAAAATTGGTTCATATTTATATCCAGCACCCATCACACTTGATAATGTTAGTTGTAGTGTATCACTTTGAACAAACCCAAGTTCCTTTGCTATCCTCTGAGTCTCTTGCTCTATGAACTTATATCTCGGTGTATTAGCAATATTGATTAACATATATTTACCATCCTTCAAACCTCTGTAACAGTTCTCTATTGTTTTTCTCAAAAAACCATTTACCCATTCTTCTTTTGTTGGAAACTTTTTGTAACTTTGTGTATCTTCGTCACTATACTTCTCTGTATCAAAATAAGGTGGTGATGTAAAACATAAATCTAAAGAGTTTTTATCTGGTTCAAACTCTTCACTACCTAATTTATGTAATTCTACTGTCTTTGTCAAGTAAAAAAAATCTTTTCTTATCTTTTTTAATCCCTCAAAAGTTTTTGATGATGGTTCTGTTCCAATATACTTTTTTCTTGAACTTGCCAAAAAGCCTAATAACCTACCGCCCCAACCACAACTCATGTCCCAAATGACATCACCACCAAACTTTTCATATATAAATTTAGCAGCAGTTGGTCGAAAGTTACTTACGGCTTGTGTGCCAGTATAAATTTTTAACGATTGTCTAAATCTATTTTCTCTAAATTTATTTTTATCAATACCTTCTTCACCAGCAAATTGTGTTGAACACCATCTCCAACACTTTTTAATTACTGCTCTAAGTTTTTCATCGTCCATAAATGTCTCCATAGGAGTTCTTGGGGCATTACCACACCTAACATTTACCCAATGTGGAAAATATGTCCAAGCCAAGCGAAGACAATGCATCGTCTGAATTATTTGATTATCTTTAAAAATAGTATCTACATCAAATTTCTGTAATTTTCTCATATGAGTGTGTTTTTCATCTTCTCGAACTTGATAATGTGGAAATCCTTTTTTACGCCAATAATTAAAAATAACCTCTATCCCATAATCTAAGTCATAACCACGAAGATTACTTGTAACTCTTTCATATTCCACTTCATTCTCATCATACCCAAAAACATTTGTTAATATATCAGGATTATTATTCATTCATTAAATCCTCATAACGAGCAGATAACATTTCTTTAACTTGATTGTCACGATTGTTAATTTTATGTTGAACATTTTTACCTTGAACCGAACCACTCTCAAAAATCTCTATTTTACCAATATTTGTATTTATACGAGCAGGATAAGTTAACCCATCAGGACCAAATCTATTTTTTATGACATGAAAACGACCAGTATTACCTATTTTATCTTCTATCTTACGACTCAATGACATTACGAAGTCTGCTGTCATTACTTTTGCATAAGACTCAGCGACTTTTGTAGCCTCAATTACATCTTCATCTAAAGCACTTCTGTTTGCCTGACTTGCTGTCCATATTGGAACTTGTAACTCACCAGCTAAACCTCTCAAGTCTTCATAAATATTACCTAGAGCGTGTCTCATCTCTTGTGATTTGTGAACATCCCTCATGATGTCAGCATAGTCTACCAATACCATATCTACTTTTTTACCAAATGTGGTTACTTTTTTCAAATGAGCAGAAAGAGTATTTACAGTACAGGCTTTAGTCGGATAATATTTAATCGTCAAATTACCTTTTAGATTAAACAACTTTTCCATCACTTCTTCTTTGTGATACTTTAGATTCTGACTTTCCACTCCACTAAAAATACTATCATATCTTAAACCAACATAAGCCTCGTTTAACTCTAAAGTGTAATGAACCACATTTAGCCCTTGTGATAAACCATAAGCACCCATAGCACTTAACACCCAAGACTTACCAATACCAGCAGGTGCTACGACAACACCTAACTCACCACCACCTAAACCACCTTGCATCAACTCGTTTATAATATCCCAAGGAGTTGGTGATGTGACACGAGCAGATTCTTCATATCTGGCATCAATGTCCACTAAATAGTCGTGACCTAGATTTCTCTCAACACCAGCTTGCATCGCCGAGTCAATAAGTGATTTTATTTCATCTGTATTACCATCAACCTCTAGTATCTTGGCAGATTGGATAACAGCATCTTTTAAAACTTGTGTTTTGTGGAAGTCTAATGCCTTGTCTTTGATATATTCCAAATCTTCGGCTTCCATATTCTTAAAAACTTCTTTAAGTGAATCTTTTACATTTACTTGTAATAAATCTGAATCAATCTCTTTTATTTTTATCTTAAAAACTTCCATCGTTATGGTCGTTTTATATTCATTATAATATTCACGAATTGTTTTTACAACCCATTTAAAACCATCATTGTTTATATACTTTTCATCTAATATATCAACGATTTGTTCTAAAAATAACTTATCAGTTATTAAACATACAATAAACTTTACTTGAAAGCTATATCCAAATTCTGAAATGTTTTTTGTTTTACTCATTTTTTGTTTTTCCAATAGTGGTCGAGAATATTAAACTCTGTTAACCAGTTATCAAAATTAGGTATCTGTCCCCATAATTTATCCTTTACAAACAAAGTTTGCAACTGATATTTTACTAATTTTGGCACCATTTCTCTAACCGAATCTCCTATTTTTAGTTTTGTTTGATTTTTTATGTTAGGATCTCCTAACTGCATTAGAAGATAATTTCTTTTTATTATCAACTCACTATCTTGTATCATTTTTGATATTCTTGTATTTCTTGAATTTGCCATATCCAAAAGGTCTTTTGTGTTAAAAACTCTGTCTTCAACCAAAAGTGGAAACTCTTTTATCAAAGTTTTCACACCTATGCCTCTAACACCAGGTATTTCATCTGATTTATCTCCCTCTACAACCCTACAAGTTAACACATTTTGTGGGTAAACTCCAAACTCTTTTTTTATTGTTTCTCTATCATATAATATTTTTTTAGTTGGTGAGTAAAGTTTTACCCTTTTATCAACCAACTGATAGAAATCTTTATCAGCTGACATAATAGTGAATTGACTTTCTTTCAGAACAAGATTACAGATATAACTCATTATATCATCAGCTTCTAAATTATCTATTGATACAATAGTTAGTGGTAAACATTCTAAATACTCTACCAATCTTCTAAGTTGTAACGCCATACTTTCTCGTTCATCATGAGGTCCTCCACCCCAATTTACCAACCGATTTAATCTACTTCTAATTTTACGACCAGCTTTATATTGTGGAAATATTTTTTGCCGTGGCTTGGAAGAGTTTTTACCATCAAATACTATTACACAACGAGTCGGTTTAAACTTGTTGATTGTATATCTTATTGATTTTAAAAACCCAACCAAACCACCAACATGGGCGCCATCCTCATTTAAGGATGGATTGACGCTGAAACTACGAATAAATGTATTAAAACCATCGACCAACAAAACATGGTCGTTTAAGTTTTTAGTTTCAGGATTTACTTCAATCTCATCCTTAAACTCGTAGAATCTTTTATTTAATAAGTTTCTACTTGTTTCACTCATCCGCGAACTCTTGGTCTGTTGTTACATCATCAATACCTAACTGACCTGAATCATATTTTAGTATTAACTTTTTACAGATAGAGTCGTAGATGTATTCTTGTGTATCCACATCAGAAATAAGTGAACCAAAGTCTTTGGATTGGAATTTATGCTCTTTATCATTTTGGTCAACAAAAGTATACCAAGCACCAGCTTGTTTCACTAACTTATGGTCTTTCATTATACCTAACCAACTTCCATAGTCATCAATACCTTTGTCAAAATAAAGGGGAAACTCAGCACTTCTTAAAGGAGGACCTAATCTATTCTTTATAACTTGAGCTCTAATCTTGATTCCAATAGTGTTCTTTTTGGTATCTTTTATTTGTCCCATATTTTTTAGACGAATACGAGTAGAAGCATGAAATGGGAGAGCTTTACCACCAGAAGTAGTCCAAGGATCTCCAAACATCACACCAAGTTTCTGTCTTAACTGATTAGTAAAGATTAAACATACTCTTTGACGAGCAATAAGTTGTGTAATCTTTCTCATAGCTTTAGACAAGACAATGGCTTTACTTGTAGCCCAACCATCTTTGTCGAAGTCAGCATCCATCTCTACTTTAGTTGAGGCAGCAGCTAAACTATCTACAAGTATTGTAACTAATTTGTCTTTACTAGATTCTCTTATTTTAGCAACTATTGTTTCTATTGTATCGAAAATATCTTCTATTGTTTCCAAATGAATGTATAACATACTATCGGTATCTATTCCGATTGCTTGTAAGAATTCAGCTGAAACAGCAGACTCGGTATCTATATAGACAGCAAGTCCACCTTTCTTTTGGGTAGAAGCAAGAGCGTGAGCACCAATAAGTGATTTACCACTTCCCTCTAATCCATTTATCTCTGTAATCCTACCAGCAGCTAAACCACCATGAGGTCTATTTGATATTGCTAAATCTAATAAGGTAGAACCTGTTGAAATCCAATCAGTAACATCTGTCGGTGTATCTTGTACACCATCTAGAAAATATGCTACTTGATGAGATTTAAATTGTTTATTAAGTTCACCAGCTAAAACTTCAGCCAGTTCGTCTCTGTTTGACATTTATTACTCCTTAAAAATGGGTGAGCCGGAAAAAGGAGGAAACCAGCCCACCCTACCACGCGGTTATGAATTAAATAATTTATCGAAATCGTCTTCTACATTAGCAGAAGCTTCAGTTGTCACCATTTCTGGTTCTTTACTATCTTCATTACCACCATCATTATCTGATGGATTTAAGAAATTAGATAAGTGTTCTTTTAATTCATCGAAAGTTGGTTCATTGTACAACTCTTTGATGTCTGGTTGTTCTTCGAGTAACTTCTCTAATACATTACTGTCATCAGAGAGTGGTGTTTGATTTGGTTTGACACGAATGGTAGTTTTACCATATTGATTACCAGCTTCAGCAGGTGTTTGTCTTTCAACAACAATGTCACGACCATTTGTAGAATCAGAAATATCACCATAATCCGGATCTGCTATGATAGATAATAGTTCTTGATAAACAGTTTTACCAAAACCCCAAAATTTAACACCTTCGGATTCTTCACCACGAACTACTACAGGAACGAATGTTCTCATCTTTGGTTCAATTCTTTTACCTTGAATCCACTCGTCTTTATTACCACTACCTTTTAATTTATCAGCAAATTGTTGAACTGGATCTGGTCTACCATACGAAAGTGGTGACAACACAGTTTTATTTGCTACTAAACTGTAATGAAAGAACAACTCACTAAAAGGATTGTTCTTGTCATGCTTATAAGGCACAATTCTAATTTGAGATTTTCCAGGTTGAGGTTTCCAAAACGCATTTGTTTGTGTGTTCTGTAACTGATTGAGACGGCTTTTTATAGCATCTAAGTCCATTATTATTCTCCTAGTTTAAGTTTATGTTTATTATTATTGTTATACCTATAAATATTACTAAAGTAAGATTTGTAAGTAACCAATTTATATAATATACAAACTTCTAATGAAAAAGTCAAGATAATTTTTTAATAATTTTATCAACTTTTTCTTCTAAGGCAGACAACCTATCTTCTACTGTTGTAGGTTTAGTTCTATGTGCCATTAGTTGATTGTATACCATATTAATCATTCTATCTCTATCTATGATATTTGATGGAAGATTATTTTTATTTTTCTCATACCATAATATAACATCTTTTTTCCAAATATCAAAGTCTTTTTTTGAAGAATTTTGTATGTTTAACTTTGGCATTGGTTTAAGTGGTATTCTTTTTTGAATGGGCTCTGCTCGTAAGAATTTTTTAACATCTTTTATATCTCTATATCCTACTAAAGATGTCCCAATATTAGAATTATGCATCAAAGGAGTAATTCTCTGTAGCTTATTCATTCTAATTATGTTGTCGTATGTTAGTTTTGTTTTTTTGTCGTCAATAGAAAGTATCTGAATTTTTTGTTCTTTCTGAAGTGTTTTATTTATTTCTTTTATTGACGGCTCCATTTTTTTACACCAGGCACATCCACTCCTAGTGAAAAAGTATATTGGTGATGCCATATTATAACTCGATTATTTTTAGTATCCTCGTTGGTATTTTTTGTAAACCCTCTTTATTTGAAATTAAAATCATATTTTTATATGTGTCCCATTCTACCTGATAATTTGTATCTAACACTCCATTATTAATTGTTTTAATTAATTCATTTAGTGCATTAATAGTATAGAGTGTATTTGTTATTTTCTTTCTATGTAAAGATATAGTATTATTAACAGAATTAAAATCTATTTTATCATCTTTATTTACATTGTATGTACATATTAACTCTTTTTGTTTTTCTTCATTTTGCAATACATAAATTTTATCGAACACAACCTTGAAGTTTTTCGTGATGTCACGAATTGATTGTTCAAGGTTATGTTGAGTCGTGAATGTACATAGTAATTGTGTTTTCATTATTCTTCTTCCATTCTTCTAGCATCTCGCTCGTCTTTTTCTTTTTTTAATTCTTTTGAAAGTTTAGTTAATTGTTCAGGTGTCCATTTATCTGTATCAAACGAACCTACTTTTAAAGCTAATGCCATAAAAGGTGTTTGTCCTAATTCCATAACAGGCGCTGAACCGATACCTCTTGACCGACCAGCCATATAAAATAAAGGATACTTCATTTCATTTTCATGTTTAAATAATATCTCACCAGAATCGTAGTTTATTTCTATTTTATCAGCCATAAATTCTTCTAAATCTTCCGGCTCTTTACTACCACCCCTTACTTCATCTATTCTCTCAAGCAATACATCTTTAAACTCTGAACCAAATAAATCTGTCAAATTTTTCTCATCCAATACCGCACCATCGGGTGGAATACCGTACATCGTTATGAAATCATCAACACCACCATCTTTTAATTTTTTATTTAGACCTAAAGTATCTAAAACATGCATTGATTTTAAAACATGACGATTCATACCTACTTTAGCAGCATCAGAAGCATTCAATACAGAAAAAGCTTTTTGTGTTAAAAAATCATCGGATTCTCTAATATATTTTTCTCCCTCTTTATCTTTTATTTGTAAAAGTCGGTGAAAGGCTTTCATATCTTTGCCTCTCATTTTTTTGTTATTGATTTTTTCTAACAACTCTTCAGGATTTCTCAAAATGTCAATATATGGTGATAGTTTTACTTTTTTTATCTCTTCATCACTTAAACTGTTTGCCATTTCTAATATATCTTTAGCTTTATATTTACTAGCTGATTTAACGAATCTTTCTGCTCTATCTTCATTATAATTTTTTATTGACATCGCCTCTGCCAACTCAGCGTGTTCTTCATCAGGCATTTGTTCTTTTAAGTCTTCTAATAATAATTCAGATTGTTTAGCCCAACCACCATTATTTAAAAATACACTTCCGTCTTGTTTGAGTGATATTCCTACATTTTTACCATCTTTAGTTTTAACAAACATATCGGCTGATGTTTCTAACTTTTTATCAACTCCAATCGCTTCTCTTCCTTCAGGTGTATCCCAAGAAACATCTTCAATATCTTCTATACCTATTTTTTGTTCAACCGCACTTAAAGTTGACATGGTAGCACCAACCCACTTTTGATTTAAAAAAGTATCTTTGTCTTTAGCAATATTTGTCAAAAATTCTTTTATTTCCTCTGGTGATTTACCATCTTTTAACATACGAATACCTGTATGAACAGCTGCTTCACCAGCTCTTGATGTATCAGTTCCTAATCCAACTCCCTTACGACCACCAGATTCTGTATCTTTTTCTGCTTGAGTTTCTGTATATTTTAAAGTTTTTTCTACAGTATCATGATCTTTTGCTAATAAATCTTTTTTAAATCTTGGTTTAATGTCATTGTCATCTTTACTAACCAATCCTTTTTCTACATCACCAAACTCTTGTGGTGTTACATCTTGTCCACTTGGTTTTTCTTTTTTCTTTTCGTCATCTTTTTTATCTACCTCTTCATAATCACCACCTTCGATAGCATCATCCCTTGATTTTTTGGATTTAAATGCAACAACATTACCAGTGTCTTTTTTCTTTGCCGTAAATGTCTCCTCTTGTTCTAAAGCTAAAATTACACTATCAATTATATCTTTATCAATACCTTTTCCAAAACATATTTCTTTTAACAAAACCAAATGATAATCGTTTTTAGGATTAGGTATCCCATTAGGAACAATTTGTCTCCACTCTATAAAAAGTTTATCTAAACTAAAAGGCATAATCTTTTAATGTTCCGTAGGTGTTTCCAACTTTCGTGTGTATAATGAAATCATCTTGTTGTAAGATTTTCTGAATATCATATATTGTTTCCTTACCATCTTCCTTAGAATAGTCAAACAGAAAGCTGTCGTAGTTGTAATGAACTATGTTTGTTTTCTTTGTTAATAAATATGTGTGTAATTTATTTAAGATACTAACATTACGCTCAGTTTCATAAGACTGAATGTAGTAGTTAAATAACTTTTGAGCATTTAGGTCACCTAAATTATCTCGTTTCATTGGTCGTTTATAAATATGTGATAAAATATGATTCCGAGTCATATATTCGTCATAGAAAACTTTCACTAAGTTTTCAACTCCTCTGAAGAACTCGCTTATTTTAGCAATATCTTTTCTTACACCACCATATAAGTTTTTGAATGTAATGTTTTTTGCTTCGTCTTTAGTTACACCGAGGTCTTCTGCTAACTTATCGTATACTGAGTCTTTACCAAAATCATAGTCAATCAGCTTGGCAATCAACCTTGGATGATATGACTCAAAATCAAATTCTACAAATATATCGTTAAGTGGAGAGAATGCCTTTCTCATATCAGGTGTTAGAGCAGCAAAGTTCAGATTATGTATTGAGTTGGATGGTCTTGATGTAGTTGTAAAAAAATTATAATTTTGATATATCTTTTTTTTATGAATATATTTTAACATATGGTCACCGAATATCTGAGTAAAATCTGTATTCACTCCAATACCATTTAACTCTAATTCACCAAAAGCTGTTTTGAAATCATCGTGGAACTTTTTTAGTTTTTTGAAATCAACCATATTGGTATAATGTGGTACATTCTCACACAATTGTTCTATCATCTTGTCTAATGGATAATAATATGTGAAATCATCTTGGTCGTAAAAGTTATCCCATTGTATGTGGTCGAGTGGTTTATTAGTCATCCAATAATTTAGAATGTCAGCACAATATTGTGGACGACCAGCAAAATCAACGGCATGACCAGCTTTCCAATCATCAATCAACATACCCTCATTTGCATAGTTTATTTGAACTGATTTATCTTCATAATGGTCAGCATAAACTAACTTGCCTTCTATCACATCATACATTAAGACTATGTTATTTAACGGGTGAGATTTTGACCAGTTAGGCTTTGAAGTAACCATTTTAATCATATGTTAAGTTACATATGAATTTTTGAAATGTCAAGTAATATTTATTTTTTGTTATTGCTGTACAACGCCTCCACCACCTTGTAATCCACCACGGTCTCGTCCTCTGGTTGCTGCTGTTTCTTCATAAACTTCAGGTGTTTCTTTTTTTTGTTGTAATTGTATGACATCATCTAAGGCTTCTTTTCGTAGGGTATATTTTTGAAAAAGTTCATTAAAAAAATCATCTGTAGACTTTTTTAGATATTTTTTAGGAAATACTAAAGTTGTAAACGCATTCGCATCTTCAAACTCCTCGAATTGAACAGTTTGAAATTCATCCTCTTTATCTTTTATTTTCCAAAAAATACCATATAGAAAAACAAAACCATCAATAGGATTAGCTATATTTTCTACTATTCCGTCTCTAATAACTTTATTAATTTTTTGTTGTTTTGCTTCTGTCTTTAAGTAATCATTTACTGCTGTTACATTTTCATCTCCAAAAATATCTCCAGCTATATTTCTAGTGTCAGACACTGGATCTTGAATTAAATCGCTGTAAGCAGAGCTCGGACTAAAATTTCCAAAAGTGTTTATTAATTGTGGAAACGCATAAATCTGCGTAACAACATCAGCCCTATCTCCTGGTCGTTGAAATAAGGTTGTTGACTCCACTTCAAAATCTTTAAATTTTTCCCAATCAAAATATTCATCACCCAAAATAAAATCACTTAATGTCATCAAATAAGCTAAGTATTTTGATATATCATATTTGTTTGTCTTAATGTTGTCACTTTTAAAACCAAACGGCACGAAAAATTTAAATTTGCTATTCCTTTTCGATGCCTTAATTTTTTTGAAAAAAGATTCATTTTTTGTTGAATCAAATGTCCAAGCCTTAGAATTTATCGTTATTTGTTTTTTAAAATCATTACCAGTTTGTTCTGATGCTAATGTTAATTTTTTTGGTTCTAGAAAATTTGGAGGATAATACATCATGTTTTTAAGATGTGTGTTTCCAAAAAATGATGATGGAAAAATTTTATTTAATTCATCTTCAGCTGAAGTCCAAGTCATAGTAAGTTGGAACTTATTATAATCATCATTTTTATTATCAGCATTAGCAAAATATTTTTGACTTGATTTTAACCTCATAACAGTAGTGTAACTCGTTTTCCAATTTGATGTCCCAACAGCGTGGTCAACACCTACGATTTGAAAATAAACTCTTTCTTGCCAATGTTTTGGTAAAAAGTTTACAGTAAAATAATCACCTATTGACAAAAAATTATTCCCATATACCTCTAAAGCTAAACTTATCGGTAAAACTGGTGATATACTACTGTCATCAGACGATAGGCCAAAATTCTTTATTTTTGCCTTTTGTAAATAATATTCTCTCTCTGTATCAACAGTAAACTGATTTTTTATGACCACAGGTCTTTGGGCAAAAGTTTTTATTTTGTTTTCTAAAGAACCTGAAATTTGTTTTTGTTCTCGTCTAAAATCATCTCTTTCATCTCTCAAAATTGTTTTAAATGATTTATATTTTGATATTGAAGTCTTAGCAATAGTGCTATATTGTTCTTTAATTGGAGTAGAGTCATTTCTACTTGTAGAACTTTCTATAACTTTTTGTATATCTACATCTAAATTCCTACTTATATCTGGTTTATCACCAATGATCGGTAAATGCCTAACTTGTTGTTTTTTACCTGAGCTTTGTAATGCATTTAGTAAATTAAACTTCATCAATTCCAATTCATCAAAAAGTTGTGGTTCTGACAATCCACCTATGGCAATCATACTCGATAATCCTGCTTTTGGTGTTTCAAATTTTAAATCAACATTTTGTACTACTGAATCACCACTAGTTATGTCGAATATTAAAATATCATCCTTTTTTTCAGGTATGCTTGGTGTTAAATTTATATCATAAAAAGTTAAAGAAGTCTCTGACTCTGCATTTTGTAAAAATTTAATGTTTATGATATTACCAGAATCTTGATATATTTTATCAAAAATAAATTCTAAGGCATCATTAACATTTGTGCTCCTACTAAATGCTTCAGATATTAGCGGTACTGAAATAAATAACTCTCTTAATGGTATTTTTTCTCTACCTTTATTGTGTTCTGTAATTTTATTATTTCCAGGATAACCACCCTCATATAAATCTTGATTTGGTTTATATCTATTAGATGTTTCTCCAACATTCCAAGAATCAGGATACAAAAAAGAAGTAATTTCGTCTTTTAATGTTGGTGTTGTTTTCATCATATTAAATAAATCGTTATCCCATCTAACATAACTGTTCCTACTGCTGAACTTAGGCAAATCAACATTTTTATCGGGTGTGATGTCACCTTCCCAATATGATATAAAATTATTTAAAAATCTATCTTCAAACAAAGCATAAGATATATATAATGATTCCTTATTATCTAAATATTTTTCAGAACCAAAATTTTGGTAAAAGACACCACTTTCTGTTGCATATTTAGGTATCAATAAAGATTCATACGACTTTTTTGTTGATTCAGCGACATCATTAAAAAAATCTTTTATTAATTTTTTTTTCTGTTCTCGTGGTAAAGGATATTCATTGTTTGTGTCTAATATACTCTCTATTTCAACATTATAACTAGTAACATTATTTATATAATATCCTAATATTAACTCTTCGATGTGATTATTAAAAATAAATTTTAAATTGTTATCATCACTAACCTCTTTATCTAAAAGATGATAATTACGAGACACAAATTCTAAAGTACATCTAAAAGATTGATTTTGATCTACTGAAACATCGTATTTCAAGACTTGA